TATTTTTATAAAGCTGATAAGGGTATCTTTAAATTGATAGAGGACGAAAATAAACCATATAGAGCACCCAAAATAAATCATACATTCAAGTTTTAATAACATTTTATCAGCAGACTTTTTCTTTACTTTTAATTTCGCTAAAGCATCATTTATTACACCGTTTACTTTTTGAGTTAAAACAAGATCTGCATCATCTGAATTTTCTTTACTAAATAGCTCCATGGTTTTATTTGAAGACTCAATAATGTCATTTAGAGAGTTCTTAGCGTTATGGATGCCCATAATAACTACAACACAAGTTAGTAACATAGCTACAAAAATAAGTAACAATCCTGATGGAGTCCATCCTTTAATTATCGCTGTGCTGACTAATACAGCAGGGATTGTTAGTGATTTAGTTTGGTGCTCCTGAACTAATGAGTTTAATTTTGAAAGGAAATCTAACTTCTGGACTTCTACATCATTAATTATTTTATTAATTGAATATTTGTTGATATAGATTTCATAGTTTATTGCGAATAAGTCCCAAAGTTTTTTTGGCGATTTTAATAAAGACGAGAGAAAGTCATCTTTGGAGTCACAATCATTATACAGCTCAATTAATGAAGATCTCATTACGAGTTTTCTTTCATATGAATGGAGGTCAATGTTTGTAAGGCTCTTAATATCGCAAGGTTCAGTATCTATTTCACATAAAAAGCCATCTTCTAAATTTTTCAAGGGCAGCTTATAGGTGGTTATCTTTTTTGATTTACCACCTTCCATAACGAAAATATAGTTAGGCCATGCTCCTGAGTTTTCATATTCAATATGATCAGATATGCGTGACAAGATCTCACACCACTGAGAATAAGCTTTAACCGATTTGCTAACTTTTAGTATACCTTCGTCTTCAAAATCATTAATATAAAAATAGTTCGGAAAATCTGTTTTATTTTTAATTGATACTCTTAATGCTTTAAATAGCTCTGAGATAGAATTAAACCATCCAATTGAACTTGTCAGTAAAATAGATAATTTTATAACGGTATTTTCTTCAGTCTTTTCTAATGCTAAAGAATCTATGTTCTGGGCTTCTTTAAAAGACTCCTCTATTTTTGAAAAAGAAATGGAATCGTAGATCCACACTTGATATGGATCTTCGTATTCGATTGAAACCACATGCTTTTTCATATTGAGCAGTAGTTTAATTAATTCTTCATTATTCATTTGCTAACTCTGATAATTTAGCGATCAATATCGGGTCGGTTATTTTTTGCACTAATGTCACTTCATGTGTATCTTTGTCAAATATCACAGGCTTATCTGAATTAGGTAGACCAATCTGATGCTTTCGGACACTTAATTTTGCAATCGGGGTTTCAAAGTCCAACCACTCAAGCTGTTTCTTATGACTCGCTAAAACTTCAAACTCTTCATTTACTTCAAATCCATTTTCATTAACAAAATCAACAAAAGTATTTTTAATATCAGCTTTGTCTATAGGTAAAATAGCATCAATTTGAATTTGTATTTTATCGAGGGAAATGGACTGCCCTCTTTTACAGCTATCAAAAAGTTCTTTTACTTTTGATTCTAATCTTTCTTTAAGAGCGCGGTTTAAGCTGTTTTCCTTTGCAAAAGATTCGATAGCTTTGATAACCTGCTCACTACTTGTTTTATTTGATACAATCTCATCTGCACCGATTGAAGAGGTGAAATACTGTCTTACTTCTCCACTACCCCGAATAAAGCATAAATTGTTTTTATTTTCGCCATCCTCTACTGCTTTAAATCTAACCAAATCGACTCTCGCACCTTGGAGAAATTTATCTAAGTCAATAATATCTACTGGGTTAAGTTGAAGATTATCTTTGAATCTAAGAGCATCTGTATTTTTTAGCATTAATACTAAGATTCGTTCAAAATATAATTCAGAGGTTCCATCTTCTCTCAAGTTCTCAAGCTTATAGTGAGTAAAAACTAAAACTGCTCCGTTGCTGGCTCGTGATTGCTTTGCTTGAGTTATTAATTTTGTGCTTACAAATTCATCCACGAATTTTTGAAAAGTGCTTTCATCTTGAACATAACTTGAAAGTTTTGCAGGGAATGAATTGAGAGGATATGGTTTAAGGAATTGTGCATGAGTTTTACTGCTTTTATGGAATCTGGCATCAACTCGTGTGGTAAAAGTAATAACCTCACTCTGGTCTATGGGCCAGGGTGTTCCTACTGTATATGACCAATCCTTTTGTTCCTCTTTTGGGGGAACAATCTTTACAGCTATAGCATTGAGAACTTGGATAGAAGCCACTTTAACCTCGAATTGTTGATGTGTAGTAATTTAGAAATTTTTTTTCAGTATGTTCTTATTTTCATAAAAAATTCATTTCAGGTAAAGAAATATTTAACTATTTATAGGGTTAAAAATTATCAACTATATGTATTATAACGTTTTTTATTTTTTAATGGAATTGTCAATGGCATAACTCAATGACATTGATAATGTTTTTTAATGCATTTTGCTTCCTGAAAATAATCATACTTGTCATAGATGCCTTCGACTCCTCTGAGTTTATGGTTCAGACACCTTTCAGCTACCTGGGGGGAACGGATTGTGAAGCTAGTAGGCTCCGGCTCGTTCTTCTCAGATCATGGACAGTGAAGTATGCAATATCGCCCATAACGTTTTTTGGTTTCTTCTTCTTGCATGGTTCAATCCCGAACAGCTTCGCTATGGCTCTGTTGAGAGTTTCTTTTCCCATGTGCGATTTTGACTTGTCCGGCGATTAGGGAAGACATAAGGCGAATCCCATGCTCTTACCTTTAGTTCTTCTAAAATCTCAATAGCGAGCGGAGGAAGTGGGATGACGATGCCAACACCGGATTTGCTCCTTTCCTTAATTAAGAACCATTTTTTATCTTTTAAATTGAATTCTGACCAAGGAGCCTCTGTAAGCTCACTTTTACGAACAGCGAGAAGCAGTAGCAGGGCACAAGCCAAATAATTATCACGAGAGAAGCTGTCAGAGTGTTCTCTGAACACTTTAAAAACATGAGCAATCTCTTCTAAGCTCTATGCTCTTTCTCTGCTCTTTCTCTGCTCTTTCTCTGCTCTTTTCAACTCTTCCGGCATCGCTGACACTTATAGCAATAGCCTGGGTTTTCTTAACTTGAGCGAGTTTGATATCATCATCCTCGAAAAGTTTTAATCCTAAGAAAAAAATATTTAAGTTAATTTATCAATGTCAGATATCTTGGTCAGTTCACTAAGGTAATCTTGTTTATTCCTAAGAAGCCAATGGAAAACCTTAGGGTTTTCGAGTATTTTTTTTATGTGTGAGATAACTATCGTTAACTTCAGGCTATTGGAACCGTAGTTTTCTTTTATCTTTTGCGTATCGAAATGGACCTGAGCCATCTCTTTTTCAAGCCTTTCAATTGCTTTTCTATTACCGGATCTCTCATCAATGTTAGGTTTACCTTTGTCGTTCAAAAGCTCAGGTGATGAACTGTGATAAAGCGATTGAGCAAAAATTTTTGAATAATTATCAAATTTTATCATCAGGTTTGCACATTCAATTTGCCTAAAAGGAATCATCCTTTTTAAGATCATAAATGTGTTCTTAGGTATATCTCTATCATTAAATAGCTCTATAACCTCAGGGCATATGCCTTTAAGAACTGATAGATTACTTTTTAATGAATCGGAGCTTATATTCAAGGCTGAACAGAGCATGTCTTCAGGAACTCCTACTCGAACAGCTTCTTTTAACATTTTCTGAATTTGAATGATTGTTATTCTATTAACTTTTTTGTTGGGAGTATAAGTGTCATAAACAGTTGAAACGAGACAAGCAACTCTTTCTTCTCCAATATCTTTTAATGCCTCAACTCTCAGATGACCATCAAGGATTTTTGCAGTGCCATCAGCCCCATCAATGTAAACCAGTATAGGTTCGACTAATCCAAGTGCAGATATCGTGCTCTTTATTTGTATGTATTTTTGGCTGCTTTTGTAGTTGGTAGGAAGTTTCTTAGTATAAATAAGATCACATAATCTAAAGCTGACCGTTTTTTCATTAAAGCAGTATTTAATCATTTTGGCCTCAGCAAGAAGTATTTTTCATTATAACTTTTACTACTTCATTTAAATTCTCTTCGTCTAAGATTTTACTAAACTCTTCGTTGTCAGATAGCTCTTTGAATATTTGACTGGCTATGAGTAAGTTTCTCTCAACATATTCAGCTTTATTTTTAATTTTTCTATGCTGTGAAATATTATCTTGATATATCTGTTTAAGCTCATCAGTAGTGAGTTTTTTCTTTTTCTTTGCAACTCCGAAACTATTGTTCAGAAATCCTTTCAAACCTTCATCTCGGGAGTCCAATATATCTCTTATTTTACCAACATCTTTATGCTTAATTAAACCTTCATCAAACGCTTTAATTAGTAACTCTTGTCCACCTTCGAAATCTACTCTGGCAATTTCAACTGCAAGTGAGATTGGAATACTTCCTGATTCTACAGCAGATAATAGTTTGTTTTCTCCTTTGCTAATTAGCATAGTTAGGCTGGTAATCCAGTGCAATGATAGGCCAGTAGAATAGGATATTTCTTTGTTAGATAAACCTTGCTCATTCATTTCTTTTATTCGTTGGAACTGCTCACCAGCTCTTGGTATTACACGAGCCATATTTTCAACCAAACTCATTATGTATGCTTTGTTTTCATCAATGTCCAGTATGAAAGCAGGTATTAGCTTTTCTCCCAAAGTTGTGAGTGATTCAAGTCTACCCTGACCACAAATTAAGGCAAATTCATATTTTCTATCCGAAATCCTTCTTACTGTTATTGGCTTTCTTAATCCACTTGTATCGATACTATCTGTTATCTCAGCATGTTTGAATTTGTTCCGAGAACGAGGAATTACAACTTTTATTTTTGATATTTCAAGCATATGAATTTGATCGTCGTTCATTTAGGCTACCTCTATTTCCGCAGTTGAAAGCATATCAAAGAATGTCCTGATGTTGTCAAATCTATACATTTCGAATAGAAGGTTATTATTCTCTTTTAGACACAACTCACTTTCAAAAATTTCAATTGAAGGTAGGATGTAATAATCTACAGGTTCGGTATTAAGGCTGTTCATTCTTGCAATCACATTAACTTCGGGATTTAAGCTCCTGTCTAATCTAACTATCCATCTACATTTTCCAGAACCCATTTTTCGACATCGAGACAGTATTATGGAAAAGGTTAAGCTTTTGTTTATGGTGATTAGTTTGTTATCTAATATAGATACTTCGCCATTATTTATTTCTTGGTGTATTTTATTCACAATGTTGTCATGTTTAATTCGTAAGGCTGAGTTTATTTCTAAATAGCGGTAATCCCGTTCGGGTGTGTAATTTATCAGCTTATATGCTGGAAGAAGTCCTCCAAAGCGGCTTGCTACTACACTACTTGATGGGCCATCATCCTCTTCATCAATGATAAAACCTGATATTTTTCCATGAGTCGAAAGGACCTTTTTTAAAAATTCAAGGATCTCTTCATTGCTCATTTTTATTGAGCGGTTATCAATAATCTCTTTCGCTAACCTGAATTTTTCTTCTGAAATTATGGGTTTAAAAAAGGAATTATACTCAACCCAATCCTCTTCAGGATTTTGAACTCTTTTGGTTTTTAGTTTCTGAGATGTTCGATTATATGTATACTTACCAGTATAGCGATTATTTATAAGCACAGAATGTATCCGGCTTCGTGTCCAATCCGATTTGTCGCTGTATTTATATCCTTCTTGGTTTAGTTTTGAAGCAATGAGATACTCATTTAATCCTTCAAAAATAAACATGTTAAATATTTTCTTTACTAAGTCCGTTTCCTTTTTACTTCCTGGCACTAAGACTATCCTATCTGTTTGCAGACTCTTTCTCTCACCATTGTTGAGTATCATTTTCGCTTTGTTATTATTATCAAGTAACTTTCTTTTAAGTCCGTATCCAGGCACTCCACCTTGATAGTATCCTCGCTTAACAAGATTTACATGTCCGGCAAATACTTTGATTGAAAGGTTTTTACTAAAGGCTCCCGCAGCATACATAAGTGATGAAAGTATGAATGTCTCAGTATCACTATTCGCAGGAAGATTTTCAGCACAGTAGATGACATCTACCTTATTCATTTTTAATAGATATTTATAGTAGATTCCTTCTTGTGGATCTTTAAAGCGACCAAAACGACTTACATCATATACAAGCACAGCATCAATATTGATTTCCTTAGTGAGTATGTCGTTGATTAACTTATTAAAATCATGCCTTCCTGACGTGGATACACCGCTTTTTCCTGCATCATCATAGGTATGCAAGATTTCCATATTGTTGTCGTCAGCATACTTTTTTATGAACTGAGCTTGGTTATCTAACGAAAATTCCTGAAGATTTGTAGACATCCGTAGATATTGGGCTACTTTAACCTTCTGTTTTTGCTCTATTTTATTGTCCATTGCAATGCCTTGGTGCAACTGTGGAATACTGATTTGTATAAAAATTGATCAATTCTTTATCAGTTGCAACTTTTTTTTTCTTTTCTCATGGCATATTTTCAAATGGTCCATCTCTCAACTTATCTGTGAGAGTAAGCGCTTAAGTTTGCGGGAGTTAGGACAGTATGAAATAGGAAGAATTCATAGAAATTCACCTATAAAGTGTGAATTAATAGTAGGGCGGTTTAAAGATGAGAGAGCCATATTGTGAAAGAGTTCGGAGGAGCATATTTTTTGGATAATATTGCCTGGTTGATATTGAGGATAAAACTTATTGAATAAAATGAATAAATCAAAAACAAACACATCAATATTTTTTTCAATGATACTGTCTATAAGAATTAAGCAAAAATATCAGAATATGATTTCTCTTTGGTTATAAATTAATTGAGTGGGTTTGACTTTTATAAAAATAAGATTAATAGTTTAATGATTTTCGATTAAAAAGGAGATTTACTATGGATAAGAAAGAAATAACAGATGATGATATAAAAGAAGTCGTGGTTAGGCTTGGAGAGACTACATCACAATTACTTATTGAAAGAGGAGTATATGACCACTTCAAAAAATTTCCAGGGTGGAATATAGTAATCGATATTTTTAGGAAATATTTTGAACTTGAGTTTGCTGAAAAAGCACTGTTCATAATAAATAACTTTGATTTATCAGGTCATTATACCGAAACAAATGGTAGGGTTGAGCATTGGATCGTAGAAGAATTGTTTGATAATAATTTTGAGAACAACCTTGAGGACATGCTGGTCAGAAGAAGGGTTAAAGAAGAAAAAACTAAGGTAAGTAGCATACTAAGTCCTGATGATGGTGAGCATGATAATTTTAAAAAAAGATTATAAAGTATATGTAAATTATTTTTCTTTAAAATATAAAAGCCAAGCATTGATTGCTGGCTTTTATTCGGTTTGAGTTTATTAGTCTAAATCGCGAAGTTTCTTATCACAAATATCAGATTTATTTCGATATGCTCATTAGCAACCTCTTTGAGTTTATCTTACAAAGGAAAGCTTTAATTTCTTAATAGATATTCGCAGCTCACATTGAGTTATCGATTATAAAATATTTAATACGTATCGTTTGCTACTTACTGTTCTGAATGCTGAATAGAGAAGGAAAAAGGTGTCTGTGCTGCTTCTTTACAAGCTTCCAGATAGTCAGCCCACCATTGCAACATGAGTCTCCGTTCTTCCAAATGCTCCGCTTTGTGTATGTAAGCAGCCCGGACACTGTTGCGTTCCTGGTGGCTCATTTGTCTTTCCACAGCATCTCTCGACCATAATCCCGATTCGATTAAGGCACTACATGCCATAGTCCTGAAACCATGCCCGCAGACTTCTACTTTCGTATCGTAACCCATCGCCCTAAGTGCTTTGTTGACAGTATTTTCACTGATAGGTTTGTCATCCCCGGTAAAACCAATGAACATAAGTTCTTTGTTACCACTGATTGTATGAAGCTCTTCCATAAGTGCTTTGGCTTGTGAGCTTAATGGAACCAAATGAGGCATTTTCATCTTTGCCCCTCTTGCAGAATATTTTACCCCTTCCATAGGTTGTCGCTTTCCGGGGATGGTCCACAATGAATTTTTGAGATCGACTTCTGACCAGCGAGCAAAACGCAGTTCACTCGAACGGACAAAGGTCAGGAGTGTTAACTGCACTGCAATTTGGGTAATGCCTCTTCCTTTATATGCTTCCAGTCTATTCATCAATTCTGGCAATCGCTCCAGAGAAAGGGCAGGGCGATGAACACTTTTAGTGGAAACAACAGCACCAGCGAGGTCGTTTGCAGGATTCTGTTCAATCAATGCATTGTGAACGGCATACCTCATCACCGCCGTAATGCGTTGTTGTAATCGGGAAGCTAATTCATTGTGTCCTGAAGCTTCTGCTTTTTTCAAAGGAACCAACAAATCACGAGTTTTTAGCTCGCTGATATTACGTTTGCCGATGACAGGGAACACATGGGAAACAAGGCTGTTCAAAACAGTTGTTCTATGACTTTCTGACCAGGTTCTGTTACTGGTATGCCATTGTCGTGCAACTTGCTCAAATGTTAGCAAGCCCTTGCTATCAATCTTTTCGGCTTTGCGCTTTTCACTTGGGTCTACATGGTTTGCAACGAGCTGACGGGCTTCATCTCTTCTTCGTCTGGCTTCTGACAATGAAACCTCAGGATAAACACCCAGTGCGAGAATTTTCTGTTTACCAGCGAAGCGATACTGAAAACGCCAGTACTTGGAACCACTTGTGGTGATCAACAGGTGCATACCATTACCGTCGGTCATCTTGACAGGTTTATCAGAAGGCTTTGTATTTCTTACTTTTAACTCTGTGAGCGCCATACTAAAAACCCTCAGATGATGGTATCTGCAATATCGAACTTAACATACCAACATATGTACCAACTAAACAGAGTGGATTTTGAAATACAGCGGTAAACGTTAATGGGCTATTAACGAGAGGTAAGTGTTTGAAGTTAAAGAGTTGACTAGACTTTGAAATACTTTGATGGGCTAACATATGGTGTCCCCTGCAGGAATCGAACCTGCAACTAGCCCTTAGGAGGGGCTCGTTATATCCATTTAACTAAGAGGACGTTGTTCGCGGAAGTTTTGAAGTTGTTCCGACGGTTCGCATCCTATCGTAAAACCTCAGTTTTTTACAAGCTTTGCATTCTAATTTGTTTCGCGTGGTTCCCCTCACTTCACCTTGAACATCGCTTCGTTCACTTGCCAATGAGTACACATTGAGTACAGAATGCCTTTAGGGATTGTGTACAGGAAATCATTGTGGCGCTGAGTGACACCAAATTAAGAAGCATCAATGGCAAAGCTTACAACGGACCAGCGGAACTAACCGATGGTGACGGTCTGAGCGTTCGCATCACTCCATCTGGCACAATTACATTTCAGCACCGCTACCGCTGGAATGGAAAGCCTGTGCGTCTCACTGTCGGTCGCTACCCTTCAACATCGCTGAAAGATGCCCGCATTGCCGTAGGCGAGATGCGTGGATTGTACACGAAGGGGGTTAACCCAAAAACCTATTTTGCCGGAAGCACTGGTGAGCTGACACTGAAAGAGTGCCTCGATAACTGGTGGGAAAAGTACGTTAAAGACCTCAAGCACAACACACAGGTGCTGTACAAATCTGTTGTGTACAACACCATGTACAACGAATTTGAAGATGTGCCTGTTGCCAACATCCCTGTATCAGCCTGGGTCCAGTTCTTTGATAAACAGGAAAAGCTGAATAAGAAGAAAGCCCGCGTTCTGTTGCTCCAACTGCGATCAGTCATTCACTGGTGCATCAGCCGGCAGCTGATACCTTCATGTGAGATCACTAAACTGAGTGTCAAAAATATTGGCAAGAAACCGGACGTTGGTGATCGCGTTCTGACCTACAGCGAGCTCGCTAAAGTATGGCTGGCGCTTGAGAACAGCAAGGTCGTTACATCAAACAGGTTACTGCACCAGATGCTGTTGCTGTGGGGGGCTCGCTTGTCTGAGCTTCGCCTTGCAAATGCTGAAGAATTTAATACCACTGATTGGATATGGACTACCCCATCGGAACATTCAAAGATGGGGAACATCATCAGGCGTCCGATCTTTGAACAAATGAAGCCTATGGTTGAGCGTCTTCTCAATAATGGGAATAAGATTTTGTTTCCTGGGCAGGAGTTGGATAAAGCCATCGACCGCTCTTCTTCAAATCTGTACATGCGGAAACTGAGAGAGAGTATTGATATACCTGAATGGCGCACCCACGACTTCCGCCGTTCTTTGGTGACTAACTTATCAAGCGAAGGGATCATGCCCCATGTCACTGAGAAAATGCTGGGGCATGAACTTGGTGGTGTCATGGCTGTGTACAACAAACACGACTGGCTGGAAGATCAAAGAAAGGCGTATGAGCTGTACGCAGATAAAATATTCTGGCACGTTAAACAGCTCGGTTAATCCCTCCATCACAAATCCATTTCTCCACTGCTCTGCGGCTATACCGCGCCGGATGTGTTAGCACTGGCGCAGGAAAGCCATGCTGCTTACGCAGCCGCCAGAGTGCCGTTCTCGCCTTACCAATTTCGTCCATAACTTCTTTTTCACTCATAAAGTCGTGGTGCATATTCTTCTCCACACATTCCTGCTGCATCAGGATTTTAATCAATGTGACATGTCACACGTTAAGTTTTGTTTCGTGCCAGCCCAGCCGAACCCAGCAGGCTGACTCTTCTTTCAATGGGCAATCCTGCACAGGAAGATTGTCACCACACTTGCCGCACTTGCGCTTACTCATCGCTCTGAACCGGCTACGGACCCGTGCATTGTCCTGGCGGATTAACAGCGCTATGTACTCGTTCAGCTCATACGGTTCACGACCGGGGCGGCGTGCGGCGCAGTTCTGCGCCAGCATCTCCAGTTCCTGACTATCCAGCGCCAGCTCCAGCTTTTTACCACCGGCAGCGGCCTGTCTGGCACGCTGCTCTGCTTTGCGTTCGGAGGGGGATTTAGGCATTGATCATCCCCTCAACGCTACGACTGTTCCGGGTTCTGCGCCCACGTTCTCGCAAAGACCGTCGGTTCCTAACCGCGCCTCGTTGACCATCGCGTTAAATTCGTGTTCGGTATGGTCATGATCCTGCCAGACGACAGCGGCATCCTGTGGCATTTTGCGCAGCTGGTTGATCAGCTGCTTCACTGTGGTTTTCTGTCTCGGCATCACTCCACCTCCGGCGCTGCTGCCAGCATGGCGTCGTAAGCATCGCCCAAGCGAGACAGGCCATCCATGAACTGATCGCCAGCAGCAATCATCTCCTCTGTGGGCTCGACTGGTACCAACTTCCATCCCTCCGGTATCTCGCGACCCTTACGCAGCGCCAACAACTCCTTTGCCATGACAATGACAGCCTCAACCGAAACATGGCTCGCAAAATCAACGCTTGTTGTCACAGACTCAAGATAGAGGTTGCTGGGGTATTTTTTGTCGCTCATTTCGCCTCCTCAATGTTGCGCAGGATGGCGGCGCGGCAGGCACTGAATCCACAACGGAATGTGTCTTGGTAGTCTTCATTGATGAAAAGCTGCCTCCAAGCTTCGCGCGTCAATTCATCCGGAACCAAATCATCTAGGTCAGCGGCGGGCGCGGGACGGGTGAAAAGTTCATCCCCGTCTTTCATTTCTGACACCACAAGATCATGACGCATGTTAACAGTCGCAACATTACGGTAAGTGTTCCAATCCATAGCGATGCTGACAGTTCCAACCGGCTTCTGCTTCTCCAGCTCTGCCAGCTTCGCCTCTGCTGCTTCAGCGCGCTGCTGCCAGTGGCGAACATCATCACGCAACGCCTGTATTACAATCTCATCAATCAGCGCCTGCTTCTGCTCTTTGGTCATGATGGCTCTCCCTTTACACAGCAGGGGCATACCCAGCCTTCACCACGAATTAATTTCCAGCCCGCTTTAGCGGCATCTTGTTTGAGAAACTGGTAAACGCTAGCCATATTTGCGAGAGTGTCATCAGCCATTTCCCCCGGCCCATTGTTATCATCAGACCAGCAGCGTTTGCCGGATGACGCATCCAGCCCATCACCGCGACGTTCGCATCGCAATTCAATCCAAATAGCCATCACTCACCATCCTTACCGGCACTAGCGCGCTCAGCAAAAATTTCAGCCTTCTGCTCATCCGTTAGCAGGTCATCAGAGATGATCGCTGCAAACTTTCCACCTGACCATGAGATTGGAGAGCTTTCTCGAATGGCTTTATTCAGCGCCTCTGCTGCCTGCCATATCGCTTCGGGAATATCATGGTGATCGCCGCCATCAGGAATGATCTCTTCACAATGATCATTCATATCGATTTCGCGGGGGTAATTCGACTCGCAAATAAGTAACTGGAGCTCACTCGGCAACAAGCAATTCTCCCAGCAGTAATCTGCGAGAGACTCAGAGTCAAAAAAGTAGTTATCGTTGTCGAAGATAACGAGTGGTTCTCCTGCCCAGACCTTTCTTTCAAGAGAAGCAAAATATTTTTGACGGCTTTCTGAATAGCACTTCTCACAATAGCCATTTGTTGCATGGGAGCCATGGCCATGGTTTTTTTGACAGATACGGTGCGTGCTGCCCGCGTAACGAGCCATGTGTTCGTCTTTACCCCAGAAACGACCAGTGCGATCGACCCAGCCAGTAACAGTCTGAATGCTGGCCGCTTCATCAGATTCGTACATCACAACGTTTTGTTCTTTCATCGTCTTCCCCTTAACCCATGCATTCCAGATACAGCCCGCTGGCAATCAGACGAGCACGGCGTGCAGCTGCTTCACGATGGCGCTTAATAGCCTCTTCAGAACGGTCGTTGCTGTAGTTGATAACCATTGGCTTGCATGGCGGGGGAGCAACACGGCGCGGGTTTCTGACCAGGGTATAAGTGCGGTCGATTGAGCCGCCACCGAGACAGACCTGATTGGATGCCTCAACCTGAAGTGTTTCACCACCGCGGCGCATGATGTGAAGGACTAACCGATTAAACTCGCTCAGCGTCATACCGAGTTGCTGCGCCAGCTCCCGACCCGTTGCCGGGCCTTTTGATAACTGCCAGGCTAGCTTTTCACTGAAACCGGCATTTGGGCCATTACTGCGGCGAAATTGGGCAACTTTTTTCATGACACCACCTTCAGCGTTACCGTACGTGAGCGGAGCAAATCCATTTCCATTTGGGAAATGATGTTGATCGCTTGTAAGGTGCCGGGCAGCTGCTGATTACCCATAGTTGACACAGCCCGACGCGCCTCACCGAGTGCTTCACCGCGCAGAGTTCGAATCCACTGGTCACAGGCTGGCGTAGCAAGCGCTGCATTCAGGTCATCAATCAGGGTCATATCAGCCCCAGCAACCTGAAGCGCGTTGATGGTGTCAGGCAGAACGCTGTTGATACGCAGTACCTCTGCAGCCATCAGATTGGCGCGAACGGTGGCAACGTCGAGACGCGACGACAGCTCAGTCACCATCTTTGCCATTTCGATAAGAGGAGTATCCATCCCGATGTTCTTAGCGAACTGGTGGCCTGCAGCGACGACTTCTTTATTCGATTTGAAATGATGCATGTCATCGCCCTCAGTGAATGGTGATGGTGCTGTTAAGGCGCTCAGCTTCGTTCTGCGCCTTAATTGGATTGGTGACTACAGAGCCGTCAGGCAATCTCCAGCCGTTCAGGATATGGCTATAGGGCAGGGTGATAATGCCTACGGTTATATGGTCGTTCGGCTTTTCCATGAAACTCTCCACACACGATTTTTGGTTGCATGAATCCCTTGCCAGTGACGGCAATAAAAACTTTTGGGATTCGTTTAAGTTGGCTGGTGGGTTACTGCAATAACCCACAGCCCGATTACTCCACACACTTGAAAGGTTGCTGCGGTGCCGGGTGCCTCCCGGTGCTCTGGTCAGACTGACAAACACCAGAGCGGAAACTCTTAGACTGTGTGCAATCTTTGTCAGTCTTCCGCGCGCGATGGCCGCATTCACCACAACGGGAAGAGCATTGCTTAACTTACAGCTTTCAGGCCATTAGGTTCCGACGCCCATTCCTGATAGCTGTCATGCTCCAGCTCTTGCAATGCTCTTGCCGTTGTGAAAAAGGGCGGTTAAACAAACCTTCATGAGTAACCGCCAACACAGCAATTCAGCACTCTTAAAACGCTGGTCCGCGAACCACGTTTTCAACATCACACTGCACAATCACCACACCGGCATCACCACAACAGACAACATCAGCATCTGGGAAGAGCCTCAAAAAGGTAATCAGGTCCCTGACCGTTGTGTTCGACATGTTTTTAATTAGCTTCATTTCTTCTCCACACAGTAGACAGTTACGCCTGCAAACGTTTGTGCTGTCTTGATGAAGAAACAATAAATCGAATATGCGATATTCGCAAGTGTTAAGTTGCGTAATATGCAAATATAATGCGGCAGACACAAAAAAACCCGGGCAAGCCGGGTGTTCTTTGAACTGGAAAGGATCTAAGCGTGGCGCTTGAAAGCTTGAGACTGGCTAATCATGACTTTGCCAAATATGTAGAACCTGTGTTCATTTGCCTCGTCAATGAACCAGTCGCGATAGCGTGTGTTATCAGAGATCACCAGCAGTTTATCCGGGATCATTTGAAGTCGCTTAATGTGCACTTTACCGTCAAAGCCAAACACATAGATGCCGTCACTATCGAATTTATTCACTGATATATCTACGAAAACTAAATCACCTGGCTCAATAGTACCTGACATACTATCACCGCCAACGTTGACCATTTTCACCATCTTCGCAGGCTTCCCGCTGAAGAAAGATTTAGCGTGCTCAGAGTTATATTCAATAGAACGAATGACATCCACGGTGTCACTACTTACGAATGCACCAGGTCCAGCGCTCACGGTTATATCAAGTAAGTCGACACGATACACATCCTCCCCCTTGCCATCCTTTACGTTATCCTTACTGTGATTATATACAGTAATTTCAGGAGGGGTGGGAGTAAATAATTCAAAAAGACCTACTTCAAGAGCCTCAGCTATTTTAATAAGCGATTGCTCCGTAAATGATTTTTGTTTTCCTGTCTCAAGTCTGGAGATATTTGCCTGATCCACGCCAACAGCTTCGGCCAGATCGCTCATTTTCATACCTCGCTGTAAGCGAAGCTCTCTGATGCGGTTTCCTATGTTCATGACCCTATTTAAATGTTGGTTTGCACGAAACGCAAATCAACTTGCGCAATCCGCGTGCATACAATATTATGCGTATTACGCAATTAAAGGAGGTATTTATGGTCACACCGTTAAGAAACTTGCGTAAGGCGCAAGGAAAAACATTGAGCGATGTAGCTACAGCGATTCGTCTTGATGTTGGCAACCTGAGCCGTATTGAACGAGGTATCCAGGTCGCCTCGCTGGAAGTCGCTGAGAAGCTGTCGGTCTTCTTCAAAGGCGAAATTAGCGAGCTGGAAATTCTTTATCCGCAGAGATACCAAACCGGCAATGAAAATGTATCACCCGTTTCGTTGACAGCAAAACCACAGTGAGAGGATTCAAGCAGTGGGTAAACCAGAATGGCAAATTGAAAGGCAACCGGCATGGCTGGTGGCAGCAATCAAGAAGACTATTTCAAGTCTACCGGGCGGATATGCAGAAGCAGCTGAATGGCTGGGTGTGACTGAAGATGCATTGTTCAACCGTCTTCGTACCAATGGCGATCAGATTTTCCCAATGGGCTGGGCGATGGTTCTGCAGCAGGCAAGCGGCACAAAGTACATCGCTAACGCCGTATCCCGCCAGTCAAACAGCGTCAACGTTCCGCTGGTGGACATTGAGGATGTTGATAACGCGGATATCAATCAGCGACTGATGGAGTCAGTTGAGTGGATTGGCAAGCACTCTGCCTACATTCGTAAAGCAACCGCCGATGGCGTGATTGATGCGTCGGAGCGCGAGCAGATTGAAGAGAACAGCTATCAGGTTATGGCTAAGTGGCAGGAGCATCTGACGCTGCTGTATCGCGTGTTTTGCCCGCCAGAAAAGGTGAACGCCGCAGGATTGCAGCCCGCGGCGTTCGATGCGACTAAATCAACGTGTGTGGAGAACTAATCGCGTGATCAATTTAATCAGATTATCAGGGTTACCGCAATTCCGTTGCCTTCCTTCAGCTGGTGGACGTCTCAGCAGTGAGCCGCTGCGGTATGTGCTCAATGTACCAGGCGTCAGCGAAGAAGTTAACCACAGCTTTGTTGACTGGGCTGTGGGCAATGCTAACCAGCGAATGAAGGCGACCAAATGCGAGAACTTGACCGTATCTTCCGAGATAAGCGCGGCGTCCCTGTGCGGGTCATTCGCTGGGAGCCAGAGAACGACAGGGTTATCTATCTGCGTGACAACTACGAACATGGCGAGTGCTTCAGTTCTCTCGAACGGTTCAAGCAGTATTTCAGAGAGGTCGAAGTAATTCATGAGCCTACTTCTGAAAGTTAAACCATTGGTGATAAGCCCTGAGCTTGCCCAGCGCATTGGTCTGAATGAGGCAATTGTGCTGCAGCAGATTTGTTATTGGCTGGAAGACACTACATCCGGCGTCGAATATGACGGCAAACGCTGGGTTTATAACAGCATTAACGCCTGGAATGAGCAGTTTCCATGGTGGACCGGCAAGACGATACAGAGAACGGTTTCTTCATTAAGAAAAATGGGTCTGATTTATGTTGAGCAGCTTAAAAAGAAGCAGCACGACCAGACTAATTATTACGCAATTAACTACGCAAGCCCTTTACTGACCGATAGGGACAATTTGTCCCTATCGAGAGAGACAAATTGTCCTGATCGAAAAGGTCAATCTGTCCCTATGGATAAGGTCAAGTTGTCCCAATCCATCGGGTCAATTTGTCCCACTCTTACAGAGATTACAACAGAGAATACTACAGAGATTACAACAACCCCTTCTTGTCAGGTTGCGACGCAACCCGACGATGAGTGGTCAACCCTTCATCGTTCTCGGGAAGTCTTACGCCACCTGAACAAAGTTACTGGCGCTAAGCACACAGAGGCGCAGTCGTCGATGGGTCACATCAAATCCCGGCTGAAAGATGGATTTACGGTGGAAGAGCTTTGCCTGGTGGTGGATTACAAACACGCCCACTGGGAAGGCACTGAGGAATACCAGTACATGCGGCCCAAAACTCTGTTCATCCCCGGCAACCTGCCTGGCTATCTCCAGTCAGCGACCAAGTGGGATAAGGCCGGTCGCCCGCCACGCTCTGAGTGGAATGCCCTGAAGCGCAACATGCAGCGGGATATCACTGTCATTCCACAGCCTGACAGCTCAGTGCCTCACGGCTTTCGCGGTTAACGGGAGAAAATCATGATCAACCACGAATCAAAAATTCTTGAACTGATTACCCGCAATGGCCCGCTGAAGGTGCGCGATCTCTGCAAGCTCACTGGCCTGCATGAAACTTCAGTGAAGCGCTTCATCAAACCGTTGTTCACCAGAGGGACTCTCAAGCGTGCCAGCGACTGGAGTTATTCGATCAACACCGCCCCGTTACCGGTTGAGAGCGAGAAATACACCCACCTGGCGAAGCAGGCTACAGAACTGGAGAGCAAAGGGTTCTGGCTGCGTGCAGCACGGGTATGGCGTGAAGCAATGCTGGTGGCCAAGTTCGATGCATCACGTAACGAAGCCAAAGAGAACTGCGACCGCTGTGCAGCAGAGGGTTCCCTGAACTGTGGCAGCTATGGCGGGCTTGATACAGGCCGTATTGGCGAAAGCTTCCTGAGTGAGGATCGCCAATGAAAGCGCACCTGAAGAGCCACTACCAACGCAATGAGATTTTCTACCAGGCCATCCGCACCGCAGCGGTGATGATTGCCGCCCTGATTATTGTCCTGACATGGGAGCTGACCACAGCATGAGCACATTAGCGCGCATTTACGACGACAAGAAAAATAGCGATACCGATATCACCACCCGTAAAACCTACCTGCTGGGCGTTGATGAGCTGTATGTAGAAACTAATTACAACATCCGTGATATCGATCAGACCCATGTCGAGGAGTTCCGCGACGCCTTTATCGCTGGTGAACACGTGCCTCCGCTGGCTGTTAAGGTCACCGAAAAGGGCATTAAGATCATCGATGGCCATCACCGCTATTACGGTGCGAAGCTGGCACAGGAAGCAGGCTACACGCTGCGCCTTGAGTGCAAAGACTTCGTGGGTAGTGAAGCTGACAGCGTGGCATTCATGGTCACCAGTAGTCAGGGTCGCGCCCTGTTGCCGCTGGAACGTGCAGCAGCCTATCAGCGCCTTGTTAACCAGGGCTTAGAGCCAGCCGAGATCGCCGCCAAGGTGAAACGTTCGATCACCGATGTTGAGCAACACTTGCAGCTGCTGACCGTTGGCGAACCTCTGATTGAGATGGTGAAATCCGGCGAAGTGGCCGCAACCACAGCAGTAGCACTGCAGCGCGAACATGGTGTTAAAGCCTCATCCATTGCTCAGGAGCAGATGCAGAAGGCGAAAGCGGCAGGGAAAAAGAAGCTGACAAAGACCGATGCGATGCCGCAGTTCAGTGCTGCCCAGGCACGCAAGCTTGCAGAACTGATTGCTAAACATTCTCAGACAGAGCAGAGCGATGAAGGCGCACGCATTACGCTGACGTTTGAAACTGACCTGCAGGCCGCTGAGCTGATGGATATTATCCTGATCGCCAAAGAGCATTACGGCGTGACTCAATCAGCAAGCGAACAACCGGCCCCGGTTAAGTCAGAGAACGGCGATGGTGATGACCTGCCGCTTCTAAAATACGAAATCCTTGAGCAAAGCGGTGTTGAAGCGTGGGCGTGCGTAGTTGCCGCGTTCAAAATGAAAGCTGAGTACACCTACAGCGAATCAAAATACGCGCATACCTGGGCGGCGGACTCTGTTGAGAACCCTACCTGTGTGACCGTTCCGGCAGAGATCATTGCTAAAGCGGTACGCCTCATCAAAGAGCATCATGACGATCTCGAACTAAAGCTGTGGGTATCAGAGCAGTACGATGATGCAGAGCTGGCAAAGGAACAATTGCAGCGTTTCTCAGCGGTGCTGATTGACGTTCGCCAGGACAGGCCATGCACGGTTCAGGAGTTTATCGCGCTGGTGGAGCAGACTAACCGTGATTGCTGGTTGAATATCCGCATGTTGCGCCAGGCAGTTCGTGAAGTTGCCGGTCAGATGACTATTCCGGGTATTGGGGAGACTGCATGAAGTTAACTCTCCCATTCCCGCCAAGCGTAAACACGTACTGGCGTAACACCAGAAAGGGAGTATTGATCAGCGCCTCCGGGCGCTGTTTCCGCTCCAATGCTCTTGCCTCCGTCATGGAGCAACTTAAACGCCGACCACAGCCGATTACAGTGAATGTTGAGGTGAGTGTTTTGCTGTTCCCGCCGGACAAGCGCCAGCGTGATCTTGATAATTACCTCAAAGCCCTGTTCGACAGCCTCACTCATGCCGGTATATGGGGCGATGACAAACAGATTAAGCGGTTCACTGTAGAGTGGGGCCCGGTAACTAAGGGCGGGAAATCTGAGGTTGTAATCAGTGAGTTTCAGCCGGTAGCGGCATAGGTCCGCAACTGGTTACATGACCAGTAAAATTGGATATAGTGCGTGGTGTACTAGCGAATTGCAGTCGTTGGTACAAGGTTGGTCCCGTTCATTTGCAGATGACGGGGCGGGGCCAGTTAAAAATAGTGCGTAAATCGTGTGTGGAGAGGTCAAAATGCTGAATCAATCAGCGGGTGCTATTGCGCCTGTAGTCAATGCTATTCAATCCCCAATCATGACCAGCCGTGAGATTGCCGAACTGACCGGCAAAGAACACAAAAATGTCACTGTAGATATTCGCCGTATGCTGGATGACCTGGGAGAAGATGCGCTGAAATTCCAGCGTATCTATCTCGACACCATGAACCGACAGCGAACTGAGTATCACCTCGACCGTGAGCACACCGAATGCCTCATCACCGGTTACAGTGCCATCCTTCGCATGAAAGTGATTAAGCGGCTGCATGAGTTAGAGGAAAGCCAGCCAGTTAAAATCCCGCGAACCTTTGCTGAGGCACTCCGCCTGGCCGCCGAAATGGAAGAGGAGAAGGATCGCCTGCAGCTGCAGCTTACTGAAGCCGCACCAAAGGTTGCGTTTGTGGATCGCTATGTCACGGCCACCAGTTCAATGACATTCCGCCAGGTGGCAAAACTTCTTGAGGCTAAAGAGCCAGAGCTTCGCCTGTTTCTGATTGAGAGTCGTGTTATGTACCGCCTTAATGGCGTCCTGACTCCCTACAGCCAGCACATCGAAGCCGGTCGGTTTGAAGTGAGAACCGGAACCACTACCGAATCAAATTATATGTTCAGTCAGTCGCGCTTCACTGCTAAGGGCGTTCAGTGGATTGGCGGGCTATGGACGGCGTATAAAGCTGCTGGTGGTGCTGAGTGAGAGCGCTGCTTACACCCGAAATAGCGCCGCGCACAGGGATTGTGCTGCTCAAACCGGGGCCGGAGCTTCTGAGGCTTTTCAAAGGTCGTGTTGTGATCAGCACACCGACAATGGATATGGCAGACCTGCCGTCAGGGCGGCTGAATGACGGCACACAGCCGCTGCTCGATGAACCCTCACTGATTCCGTTCTTCAGCCATAAACGCGTGATAAAGGCCGCTGGTGGACCGAATGCGCTGGCATCCTTCGTCCAGTCCTTCGGATGCTGCCAGTGGGAGCAGTTGGGAGTGTGGCATCACCATGAATTCACAGTGTCAGAAATCGAAAACGGCCTGGTTTCTCTTTGCTATAGCCACGATAATGAGTTCAGGGAAAACGGCGTACCCGGTAGCCTGGAGAATATCGCCATAGGTAACACCGCACTCTGGATAATCAGGGCTGCATGCAGTCAGATGGCGCTTAACGGTGACCACCAGTTGACCCTGCCGGAACTGTGCTGGTGGGCAACCCTGAATGATGTGATTGACCTGATACCAGAGGCACCGGCCCGGCGCGTCCTGCGCATGCCGAAAGAGATCATCCAGAGCGGCGAGCTGAAAGAAGCCCGTATTGTTCCGGCGCGACCGGCTCGCGAGGTGATTCAGGATGCTGCTCAGTTGGTCAAAAAGATAATCGACCTGCGCACTGACCCGGAATCACCAGAATCATTCATGAAGCGCCCCAAGCGTAAGCGCTGGGAAAGTGAGAAATACACACGATGGGTAAAGTCGCAGACGTGCGCATGTTGCGGCATACAGGCTGACGATCCTCATCACATCATCGGACATGGACAGGGGGGGATGGGAACGAAGGCGCATGATTTATTTGTGATACCGCTATGCAGAGCGCATCACGATGAGCTGCACCGGGATATGAGAGCGTTTGAAGCAAATTTTGGCAGCCAGGTTGAGCTGCTATTCAGGTTCCTTGATTTCGCGATTGCAGTCGGCGTGATCGGGACAGACAAAAAATAAAGTGTGTGGAGAGGATTAAATATGCGTGACATGTCACAGGTGTTAGAGCGTTGGGCAGGCTGGGCGCGTTCGGAACATAGCGGTGTCGATTACTCACCAATTGCAGCTGGCTTCAAAGGGTTATTGCCGCAGAATTCCAAAATGACCCTTTCTTGCACAGATGATGATGGTTTAGTGATTGAGTCATGCCTGGCTAAACTTCGCAGCCGCAGACCCGATGAGCACGAACTGATCGTGCTGCACTATTTTTTCAATATATCTAAGCGTAAGTTAGCACAGCGAGCCAAATGCGACGAGAAGATGATACGCATTCAGGTTCAGATGGCCGAAGGGTTTATCGAGGGCTGTATAGCATGGTTAGAAGTTAAATTAGACATGGAAGCAGAGCTTTAACTTGAATAGCTAAGTGGCAATGCCACTTAGCTTTTTGGTGGTTCTTCTGTAGCAGGCAAAACTTTTATACTTTTTCCAATGTTGACCAACTGTCTAACAGTAAGCGCTCTATCAGCTAACAGCTCTTGTCGCAGTTCATCTGTTAGATGAGGGCTTTTTAGCTGTTCATCTATGCTCTTGAGGTCTCTGTTCAAACTGTTGCGATAAGAAGCTTCAGCAGGAGTCTCCAGTCCATGCCTGCTAACAAACCATGCCATGAAGTAGGTAATAGCAGCTGAAACTAGTGGAGCAGCAGCATAAAGTACAGGACGCCACAAACTATTTTGGTCCGGCACTAGCGCAGGTACGAGAGTGGTGATTACAGCGCCAAGTCCGCCCGTCGTTAAGCCAGGATGTGAAGATAAAAGGTTTTTCTTATCCTCACTCACGTTCAGCATCCTTTATAAGCTGAGCAACACGTTTACTATTTTTACGATCCAAAGTGATGGTCACTTTGTTGGTTTTTTTTCGACCGTATTCAGTAAAATGAATCTCTATCCTGCGAGTTGGGAAGATTTTACGCCATAGAAAAGCCGATCCAACATATGAAAAGCGATAGAAGGCTGGGAGGCATAAGATGACTCCTGACCAAAATATGAGCTGTAAAATCTGTTGTTGAATCATTTTCTATTAAATCAGCTTGTTACCTTGAGTTACACGATGCCTCAGCACTTTTTTTATCACATACTTCACTGAGCTTGTTTTCGCAGACCTGGTTTTAGTCGTTTCTAATGTAACTGCAAATAAATCTTCGCTGGTGATAGTACCTTCTGCGTGCCTTACTTTAGCTAAAAACTCATAGTCAGTCAGTAGTACCGAATGCTCCTCATCGTTATAGAACATTCTCCAACCCTTTTCATTATGGAAGTTAACTTGAGTGAATTTTACATTTACATCTTTAGTTTCAATGTCTTTAGTAAGCAATGTTCCGCGCGGGATCGGTTTTATCTCTTCTGTTTCTTCTCCCTCTAGTTTAAGAATCACCTCACCATCAGCATTCACAATTTTGAAAACAGGCTCATCTTTACCTTCTAGTGGAGTCTGGACAACCTCAATCAGGGCATCGCGTATTACCGGCTCAGTTACTAAAGCTGCAACTGCAGCCGGGCATTCAATCTCTCCATCTGCAAGTTCAAGGATTGCTTGATCGGTCCCTGTCTTTCGCGTGACAGATAATACCTTTTTACTACCAAGTTGGCGGATGAGTGACAGAGCAGAGGAGTGAACGCCAGCACCTACTAATCCTACAATGCCAATTGTTTTCAATACATCAACCGCCATCGGTAGTAATTGCACTACCGTGTAATCAATACCAATGGAACCAGGTACTGCTGGACTCGTTACTAAAACCTTGAAAGATTTGTTACCGTCATTCAACAGATCATCCGCTTTGTTGATAAGGTTTGTCATCGAGAGTATGGACTTACCTAACACTGCCGCATCAATTGAGTGCTTTGATAACTCATCATCTTGTGCATCATAAAACACTTTAAACGAAGTAGACTTTTCCATAAGTTTCCAGAGGAAAGCACTTAATAGTGCTTTTACAGTTTGAGAAATAATTAAGATAAATTTACATTGAAAAAAAGAAAAAAGCATTAACGCGGTCCGCAAAAACATGTGTATTGTGATAAGAGTGGTTTCTAGGCAGTACTGCTTATCATCGTAAAGTCAGTTCCAAATGTGGATGTCAAAGCGCCTCAGGCCTTACCAGCCTGGAGGCGTTTTTTATTTGAAATATCCCCTAAAGGGGGTAGCGATATGTCTATCCCTTGCAGGGGATAAGAAATTCACCCTGTTGCCGACGGGCAAGGCACTTACCGCTTTTGCGTCAGGGTTTTTTTCAAAAATATCGGCCTCCGGTAAACAAAAATGTTGACCAAGTAAGCATAAATGTTTACTATAGCTTCATGTTCAACAGACAGGAGGAGTAGTGAAGCAAAGCGAGTTCAGGCGGTGGCTTGAATCTCAGGGAGTCGAAGTTTCAAACGGTACTAACCATCTGAAGCTGAGATACAACGGGAAGCGAAGTGTAATGCCAAGGCATCCCGGTGCTGAGTTAAAAGAACCACTGCGAAAGGCCATAATGAAGCAGTTAGGCCTGAAATAATTAACCAGTCCTCCGGGGCTGGTTCTCGCAGAGTTTCACTAAGACGATATGCGATACCCGATTAATCTTGAGCCGTGCGACGGCGGATATGTGGTTTCGTTCCCGGATATACCGGAGGCGCTTACTCAGGGCGATACCCGTGAAGAAGCGTTAGAGATGGGGCTGGATGCGCTGGTTGCTTCATTTGATTTCTACTTTGAAGATAACCAGCCTGTTCCGGCACCTGGTCCGGTGACAGGGGAATTTGTAGAGGTTCCGGCGAGTGTGTCGGCGAAGGTGCTACTGCTGAATGCTTTCCTTGCTTCCGGCTTAACTCAGGTTGAGCTGGCTTTACGCATGGGAGTTAAAAAGCAGGAGGTAACTCGCATCTTCGATCTGCACCACTCGACCAAAATAGATACTGTTCAGAAGGCGCTCTCAGCGCTGGGCAAGCGACTTGAATTAGTCGCTGCCTGACAGGCACCAAATAAGAAATTCAAAGGCTCACTTCGGTGGGCCTTTTTTATATCCGCGCCACGCTCGGCGCACTTCAACCACAGAGCCTTTCAGGGGTGAGCCAGAGTGATGGTCAGTGTGACTATCTCTGTGGGCTGACTACTCCTGAGCGCTGGCTCACCCGCTAAAAGGAAAGTCACTATGTTTGGCCTGTTTAAAAAGAAAGCCCGTAAAGCAGTTGCTGAAGTTAAGAAGATGGAGAATCGCGATGCTGTCGAGGCTACGGTCTGGGGTGCTTACTCTATCGCTTATTCTGACGGCACCTGTGACGCAAAAGAGATCGCCATTCTTGAAAAGACCATCAGTGCACTGCCTGCATTCTCCCCGTTCGCAGGTGAGATTGCTCAGATGAGTAGTAACATCCGCGCCCGATATGATGCGTCGCCACGCAGTGCCAATGCTCAGGCAATGACCGAGTTGGCCGATGTCGCTGGCACACCAGATGCTGTTAGCGTTCTCTGCTTGTGTCTGGATATCGCGGATCAGGATGGTATCGGTGAAGACGAAGAAAAGCAGCTGAAGAAAATTGCTCAGGCTCTGCAGTTGCCACTGGATCAATACCTCTAATGTTGAAACTGCGGTGGTTAGCTGCGGCCGTGCTCTTGTTTCTGGTCGTGGCAATAGACTTCACCGGGAAAATGATGTCAGTCCTGGCAGATGGTGTGCTGGTGGCTGGTGTCATCGTGCTTCTGTTGCCGGTGTTCAAAGCCAGTAAATAACGTTTCACAAAAGGCGTCATCGAGCGCCTTTGATAAAACGTTATACCTTGAGGCCTACTTTTGTGGGCCTTTTCCCTTTTTGCGCACGCCAATCAGTCTCCACACACACTTTTGACGCCGTGGCGTTGCGCAATCCTCTCAATGAAAGTAAGCCGCCATCATCCCGGTGGCGGGAATCAGAGCATGCCTCCAGAAAAAGACCCGGGCTTTTGGGCCACAGTGCTGCTGTGGCTGTATGCCCACAAAACAGAATGGGGATATGCCGGGGTAGCAGGCATGTTTTCACTATTACGCAGTGCCTATGCAAAAAGCCCGTGGAGTAAGCGGGTTCTCGACGCTGCCTCCTGCAGCGCGCTGGCTTTCTTTGCTGGCCCGACGCTGCAGGTGATGGGCGCTTTATTTAATTGGAGCATCCCTGACGCTGCCGCACAGGTCTTCGCGGTTTACATCGGGTATGTAGGCAATGACTACATCAGCGAAAGGCTTCGCAGGCTGATAGAAAGAAAGGCAGGGTATACAAATGACGGGCAGCAATAAATCACGCGGCATCCGGAATAATAATCCTGGCAACATCCGCTGGGGCGATGAGTGGAAAGGGCTGGTGCCGCAGCCGCAGCGCACTGATAAATCTTTTTGCCAGTTCATTAGTTCGGAGTACGGCATCAGGGCGATGATTATCATTCTGCGTAACTACCAGAGCAAATATGGCCTGAAAACTATTACGGGCATTGTGAATCGCTGGGCTCCGCCTAACGAGAATGACACGCAGGCTTATATCCGCAGCGTGGCAACGGCTACCGGCACTGATGCTGATAAGCCAATCGACCTGACTGACAGCCGCAAGCTGTTTCCGCTCCTGCAGGCCATCATCAAGCATGAGAACGGCAGCCAGCCCTACGGATTAGATGTTTTCATTCGGGCGCTCGATCTCGTCTGATAAAGGAGGCCGCATGGCTGCTATCCAGTTCATCAAAAACTATTCACATCTGTTGGTTATCGCAATTATCTGCGTTTGCCTGTGGATGCTGAATGCCCGCAGCGCGCAACTTGAAGCAACCAATCAGCGCCTGGAGAAGCTGGCGAACAGCAAAGACGAGCAGATTAACGACCTGCGCTCCAAGAACGATGGCCTGGCATCAAGCGTCACTGAGTTGGTAACAGCCGTTAAGCAGCAGAACGTTGTGATGAGTCAGGTCACAGAGCAGCGTGCCGTAACAGCCCAGCAGAACCGGAAACTACAGAATGAAATTAAGCGTTACCTTGCGGCGGACAAGTGTGCTGTTGCTCCTGTTCCCCCTGATGCTGCTGACCGGCTGCGCGACGCAGCAAAAGCCGCTGGTGGAGTACCGGACAATAAAACAGCCACAGCTAAGCCTTCCGGCTGAACTTACCAGTCAGATTGACGTGCCAGCGCCATCACAGGATATGACGTTCGGTGACAGCGTAAGCCTCAACGCTGAGTTATATGGCGCTCTGGGGCAGTGCAACATTGACCGCGCCGCCATCCGGCGCATAGAAAGCATTCGTCAGTGAAGAAGTGATAATGATCAAATTTTCTTAAGAATAAACTCAGCAGATATTATGGTGGCGTTAATATGAGCAGGCTGAATTCTCAGCATACCTCATGGGATAGATAGATGGGCCACTACTATTATGTTAATAAAAATGCACAAACCAATGGTGATCATGAAGTACACGTAAGCAGCTGTGACAGATTGCCTGAGGAAAGGAATCGACTATACCTCGGAATTTTCGAGACCTGCTCACCAGCAGTGAGAGAGGCTAAAAAAACTTATTCTCGATCTAATGGATGTTATTACTGCAGTCGGCCCTGCCATACGTCATGACTTCAAAGCAATAAACATCCCAAGGTCGCCATTGGTGGCCTTTTTTTATCCCCAAGAAGCAGGAGAAAAAGAATGCTGACAGTAAAAGTTATGTCGCCCTGTGGCGGTGAGGAGATTCACTCTGGGCCGAGCGTCGGGTTTAACCCGGCGCAACAAAGTATCGCAGTGTCGGGTATGGACAATAACGTTTTCCTTCAGGAAGGTGAGGTTGCTTACGTCATGAATGAGAACGGAAAGACCATCTCTCATTATGAGCATCGGCTTCAGTAACCATCACAAGGCGCATTTGCGAGTGCGCCTGATGATGTCAATCCTGACACCCCCTTTCTCTCTGATAACTTTTGGGCCTATAGTTAAGGAATGTAATGTTTTTTTGAGGTTTCCGTGGGCGAACAGTTTGATAGTGAACCATATTTGCTTGAAATCAGAAAGTTAGCTGCAAGTTGCCAGCAGGGTGAGCCTTTTATGAGCGTAAAGGTTAAGGTGGAAACTATTGTCGTTTCTTATAAGAAAAAAATAGGAAGCGAAGCAGAGGTGCAGGTTGCAAAGTGGACAGAGCTTTTCAATAGGCTTGGTGATTACCTGAATAACAATGCTGCTCCTGAATGGGTCAGTGTTATCCGCTATGCGCGTAAAATTATTAATTATAAAAAGCACAATGCGATTTTCCGTATGCGACAACTATCTGAACCTGAATCAAGCCCCCCGACAAGGGATAACGGTTAGCCACGCTGAGAAGCATTGCGACACCGACTTCATGATCACTTTATTAGCTGTGATAAAATGACATCCTCTAATTCGATAGGAGATGAAGATGGCCGATGTAACAATTTCAGTCATTCAGGCTGGAACTTTCAAAATCAAAGCAGATAGATGGCGAGACGAGGAATTAGATATTGATTATCTCGACATTGAAGCGAAGCCTATGAGCAATGTTGCATTGGGAAATATCAATGTTGGAACCGCAGTGAACACCTTCATTGAAGGTGACGATTGCGGATATTACACATTGATTGTCAAGGACGCCGAAAGATATGTTTTAGCTAAAGGCGAGATTGAGAAGTTAAGGAAACAGTAAGCCGCCTACGGGCGGTTTTATTTTATGCTAAACACTGCATTCACTGAGTTCACTTTTCAGCATAAAAACAATGAATCATCGGCTGGTGGTTTCACCATTACCGAGAGTTAAACACGTCAAGCCAGCAGAAAACTCTGTGTGAGTGTCATCAGACATCTTTACCGAATCCAGCACCTTTCATGAATGTAATAGCTATAAGGTAGCCAGCACAGCAACCAGCACCACATATCATGATCCATGGAAATTCTGCATCGTCAAAGTATTCGCTTGAGAGGTAAAAGCCCACTTTTAACGAGCCGAATGCTGAAGTGCAAAAAATCAGAATCGATACAACATAGGCCATAAACCTTTTCAAAAGGGAGAACTCCGTGCGCGTTGTGATTGATGGAGTTGAGTATAAGCCCGTAACAACAAATTCAAACATTGGCATAGCCATCAGCACCCATAACCGCCATGACGTCATATCCCGCGCACTGGATCATCAACTGAAGTTTCTGCCAGCCGGTGCGCTGGTGGTTGTTATTGATGACGGTTCAGCCAAACCAGTGACAGCGCCGGAAGGCGTCAGGGTTATTCGTCATGATGTTTCACGCGGTATCGTGGCCGCTAAAAATTCGAGCCTTGAGCCGCTGATGGATGCCGGGTGTGAGCACCTGTTCCTGTGGGACGATGATGCATGGCCGATTGCTGGTGGCTGGGAGCAACCATACATCGAATCTCCTGAGCCGCATCTGGCTTACCAGTTTCAGGACTTTGCCACCGGACAGAAGCTTAACGACATTGCGGTTCTCTACCGGGATGACCGGCACATAGCCTACACCGGCCAGCGCGGCGTGATGCTCTATTACCACCGCAGCGCGATTGAGAAGGTTGGCGGTTTCGATCCCATCTATCAGCGCGGCATGTATGAGCACTCTGATTTGGCGCTGCGCATCCACAATGCTGGGCTAACGAGCTGGGCGTTCGCTGATGTCGTTGGCTCAGGCAAGCTGATTTACTCGCTTGATGAGCATCAGGCCGTTGAGCGTTCGGTGCCAAAGCCAGACCGGGAAGCGCAGGTGAAGCGCAACGTCACGATTCACAATGAACGCCGCAACAGCGGTTACACCGGTTACGCAGAGTACCGGCAGCAGCGCAACGTGGTGATGACCACACTGCTGACCAGTCAGCCTGACCCGCAGCGCAACACCAGGATTACGGCATCGCCTGACCTGCTGGCTAAGTGGGCCGCGTCGGTTAAAGGCGGTGATGCGGTCGTGCTAGCCGATGAGCTGACTACTGCACCTGCAGGTGCGTCGCTGACACCCGTGCCTGATGTGAACATGAACGTCTATTTTCGGCGCTGGCTGCATATCTGGCAGCACCTTCGCGATCACCCTGAATATAACTTCGTCTGGTGTACCGATGGCACTGACGTTGAGATGCTGCGCGAACCGTGGGGAGAGATGGAGCGGGGCAGGATTTACGTGGGTTCTGAGCCCAAAACCTACGCTGATGCGTGGGCTAAGTAACATCATCCCGAGGCTATCTATCAGGTGTTTCTTGCTGAACACCAGCATGATGTGATGCTTAATGCCGGCCTGCTGGGTGGTAGCCGGGCTGACGTTATGGCAATCGCGCATGGCATCGTAAGGCTGTATTACCACATCGAATCGCTGCGCTTTTGGCAGAAGGAGAAATCCGCTGCTGCTGTGGGCGATATGATTGCTTTCGGCATAGTGGCGCATCGATACGCTGACAGTCTGGTGACCGGCCCCCGCGTGCACACGGTGTTTAAGTCGGAGGGAACCGGCAAAGAGTGCGCCTTCTGGCGCCATAAATAGCATCTATCAATTGTTAATCCTTTAATCGGGAGGCATCAGCATGCCCATAAGCAGGCCACTTGAAGAAAGGTTCTTGGAGAAGGTTGATAAATGCGGATGTGAAGATTGCTGGATCTGGAAGGGTGCAAAGGTGTCACCGGCTGGAGGAAGGCATGTTAAACCAAAGATATATGGAAAAATAGCAGGACCAAGAACCCCAACCGGAAGGACCATGTGGCTCAGTCACCGTTTGTCATGGGTGCTGGCGAATGGGGAAATACCGGAAGGCATGCTCGTTGATCATAAGTGTCATAACACACTTTGCGTTAATCCTTCCCATCTTCGCCTCGTCACAGCTAAACAAAATAGTGAAAACAGAGCAGGGTCAGCAGCAACCCGTAATTCATCCGGAAGGCGTGGTGTGAGGTGGAATTCTCAGGCACGTAAATGGCATGCGTACTACAGCCACAACAGGAAGTCTCACTTTGTGGGATTTTTTGATGACCTTGAAGAAGCCGCTGAAGCAGCGCGGCAGGCTCGCAATAAGGTATTCACACATAATGATGCAGACAGATATTAAGTTTGTGGTGGTCGGTCACCACTCACGCAGGCATCAAGCCGAACAGCTGGCAGACTTACTTAACGCACACCTTCTCATAGATGAGGGGCAGCATGGCGCGAACTGGAACCATCGCCGCGCTATCGAGTGGGCCAGTCAGCAGGATTGCCGGGTAGTGATACTGGAAGATGATGCGTTGCTGGTTAATGGCTTCACTGAGAAGGTAACAGCCTGGCTCAGCCGTTTCCCCGATGAGCTTATTAGCTTCTATCTCGGCACCGGCCGACCGCCCCAGTATCAGCTTGAGATAGCGATAAAGCTTATTGATGCAGATAGGCGTCAGGCTGATTACATAACCATCAACCGTTTGGTTCATGGCGTCTGCTACAGCGTGCCGCTGCACAAGCTACAGCAAGTGATCAGTCGCTGGAATCATCGGTCACCTGCTGACTATGCAGTTGGTGATGCATGTGGTGGCTCGGTCATCTATCCGTGTTACTCGCTGGTGGATCATCTGGATAGCAATACTGTCGAAAGACACCCTGATAACACACCGCGTACAGAGCGCCGCAGAGCATGGCGGCTGGATTTAAAGGAGCATCATGGCACGACTGACAACGCTTAAGCCCCGGCTCTCAGTTGACCGAACGCAACGCGTGAGGACTGCAACCGTAGCTGAGACGCGCATCACTGGCTGGAAGCTGCAGGCACGTCGTAAGCGACTATGGTCTGCCAATCCATGTTGCGCGATGTGTGGCCGCCTGACTGAGTATCCTAACGGCTTCGAGCTGGACCATAAGGTTGCTCTGCATCAGGGTGGTGAAGACACTGATGCCAACTGTCAAATCCTTTGCTGTGGTGCTGATGGGTGCCACCGCAAGAAGACCAATGACGACACGAAAGGCAATTGATAGCAATTATCATTAAGCCTAACTAATGGTTGCATTTGAAATCATTTCAATGTGAATGATATTGGTTATCATCTGAGGGTGGGGGGGTAGTCCGAAAGCTTCAGGACGACTCTTTACGAAACCTCGCCCCCTCTCATGCACAGAAAATATCCCCTTTTGGAGGGTGTAAACATGTTAACAGCCCAGAAGCGAAAATTCGCGCTGGCGCTGATTTCCGGTATGTCGAAAAAAGATGCGGCTATAAAGGCTGGGTATTCCGCAAACTCCGCACGCTCCAAGGGTTCGCAGCTTGCTAAAGACCCGGAAGTCATCGCTTTTATGAGCCGCAAAAAGAATGAAAAAGTTGAAGTTGACGACGTGCCAACGCATGGAAAAAAAGTTAATACCCCAGCGATAAACACGCCACTGAATCCTGATCCCGAGCCAGTGCCGGAAATTGTCCGGGCGGCTGGTGAGTATGATGACCCGCTTGAGTTTCTGAAGTCGGTTATGAATGACCGTGCTGAGGATATTGATACCCGCAAAGATGCCGCAAAGGCGATGCTCCCCTACCTACATAGCAAAAAAGGTGAGGGCGGCAAGAAGGATGCGAAGCAGGCTGCTGCTAAGGCGGTTGCCAGCAAGTTCATGGGCATGGCTCCGCCACAGCTGATTGTGAATAACGGGAGATAAAGATGCCTGAGTGGTCCACCGCATGCGCTGACTGGGCCAGCAGGCTCATTAACCGTGAGTCAATAATTCCGCCGCCTATTTTCAGAGATTCTGGTGAGCACGCACTGTCTATCTTTAAAGAACTCAGGGTAACTGACCTGCCTGGAAAGCCGACATTTGGCGAGTGTTCAGAACAGTGGGTGTTTGATTTTGTGCTGGCAATATTCGGCGGCTATGACCAGCAAACCGGCAATCAGATGATCCGGGAGTATGGTCTTCTCATCAGCAAGAAGAACACGAAATCAACTATTGCTGCCGGGATTATGCTGACCGCGCTGATTATCTGCTGGCGTGCTGATGAAGAGCATCTGATTCTGGCACCGACAAAAGAGGTTGCCGACAACTGCTTTAAACCCGCTGCCAGCATGGTCCGTGAAGATGAAGAGCTCTCAGCACTTTTTCACGTTCAGGATCACATTCGCACCATTACCCATCGGGTTAATCGTAACAGCCTGAAGGTCGTGGCTGCTGACAGCGATACGGTGTCGGGCAAAAAGGCCGGTCGAATTCTGGTGGAGGAATTGTGGCTGTTTGGCAAAAATGCCAAAGCGGATGCGATGTTTATTGAGGCGCTGGGCGGGCAGGTGTCGCGTAATGAAGGCTGGGTGATTTACCTGACCACGCAGAGCGATGAGCCGCCTGCAGGTGTCTTCAAAAAGAAACTGGATTACTGGCGTAACGTCCGTGACGGGATCATCAAGGATGGCAAAACGCTCGGCATCCTTTATGAGTTCCCGCCTGAAATGGTGGAAAATGAAGGTTTCCGCAACCCGGATAATTTTTATATCACCAACCCGAACATGGGCCGCTCTGTCAGTAAAGAGTGGCTTGATGATGAGTATCTTAAGCGGTCGCAGGAAGATGAAGGCAGCCTGAGAAAGTTTCTCGCCAAACATCTGAACGTTGAAATCGGCATGAATCTCCGTAACGACCGCTGGGCCGGTGCGGAGTTCTGGGAAACGCAGTCTGATCCGTCTGTGACATTCAAACAGATTTTAACCCGGTGCGAAGTTATCACTGTCGGCATCGACGGGGGCGGGCTGGATGACCTTCTGGGGCTTTCTGTGGCTGGTCGCGATAAGAAAACCCGCGACTGGCTCACCTGGTCTCATGCCTGGTGCCATGAAAAGATGCTGGAGCGCCGCAAAAGCGAAGAAAGCAAACTGCGTGACTTTGAAAAGCAGGGCGATCTTACCATCGTGAAAAGAGTTGGTGATGATGCGGATGAAGTTGCGATGTATGTATCGCAGATTTACGAAGCAGGCCTGCTGGATAAGGTAGGTATGGACCCGGCAGGGATCGGGGTGCTGTTGGATACGCTGATTGATGCAGGAATACCGCAGGATTCAGTTGTGGGTGTCAGTCAGGGCTGGCGGCTGGGCGGCGCATGTAAGACTACTGAGCGCAAACTGGCAGAGGGTGCTTTGAAGCATGCACCTCAGCCCCTGATGAACTGGTGCGTTGGTAACGCCAAAGTTGTCATCAGCGGCAATGCACCACTGGTAACCAAGGGTGCCAGCGGCGTCGGTAAAATCGACCCGCTGATGGCTCTCTTTAATGCCATATATCTGATGGCGCTGAATCCGGCTGCTACCAAAAAAGAATACAGCGTGTTTTTCATTTAGAAATTCCGCTTTCAACGACCCGCTCCGGCGGGTTTTTTCGTTTCTGGAGAAAGGGAAATGAAGAATCAGCACGCCGTCAGCCTTCTGAAGGTAAAGGCGGTCAATGAGGATACGCGGGAAATCACCGGCATCGCGACAACGCCGTCACCGGATCGGTATGGCGACATTGTGATGCCCGAGGGCGCAAAGTTTCAGTTACCCATCCCGCTGCTCTGGCAGCATGACCATCAGTCTCCCATCGGCCAGGTGACCAGCGCCAAGGTTACCGCTGAGGGTATCGAAATCAAAGCCACACTGGCGCAGGCAGATGCACCCAGTCAGCTCGCGGCACGACTTGAAGAAGCATGGCAGAGCATCCGGCTTGGCCTTGTAAAAGGATTGTCGATCGGCTTCCGGCCTATTGAATACGCCTACATCGACGAAGGCGGCATCCGGTTCACGAAGTGGGAGTGGTACGAACTCTCTGTCGTAACGGTGCCGGCCAATGCCGAAGGCACGATCCAGACCGTTAAATCCATCGATGAGAAGCTGCGGGCCGCGTCAGGCGTAGTGCAGAACGACTCGAAAAAAATAAAACCCGCTGGCGCTACAGCAGTTAAAAATTCTCAGACTAAAGGAACCAAGATGAACATTGCCGAGATGATTAAAACTTTCGAAACCAAGCGCGCTACGCTCGATGCTGAGCGTCAAAATGTTATGTCAAAAGCCTTCGATGAAGGCCGCACGCTTGATGCGGAAGAAGAAGATAAGTATGACGAAGTTAGTACGGAAATTAAATCCGTTGATGCGCACCTGGCTCGCCTTCGTGACATGGAATCGACTAAAGCCGCGACCGCTCAACCAGTTCAGAAAGCAGCAGGTGGTACGGTGGTAAACACTGTTGATAACCGCGCTCCTGCTGTGATCCATGTTGAGAAGCCACTGGAAAAAGGGATCGCTTTTGCGCGTTTCGCCAAGTCACTGGCCGCTGCAAATGGCAGCCGTACCGAAGCGCTGGAGATCGCAAAGCGTCAGTATCCGCGAGATGCCAAGCTTCACCACGTTCTGAAAGCTGCTGTAGGTGCAGGTACCACAACTGATCCGCAGTGGGCTGGCAGCCTGGTGGAGTATCAGGAGTACGCTCAGGACTTCGTCGAATTCCTGCGGCCACAGACCATTATCGGCCGCTTTGGTCAGGGGGATATTCCTGCACTGCGTCAGGTTCCATTCAACATCCGCATTCCGGCTCAGACTTCTGGCGGCTCTGCGAACTGGGTTGGTCAGGGTAAAGCTAAGCCCCTGACTAAATTCGATTTTGAATCAATCACCTTTGGCTTCTCCAAAGTCGCTGCCATTGCTGTGCTGACTGATGAGCTGATCCGCTTCTCTAATCCTGCCGCTGATGCACTGGTGCGCAACAGCCTGGCTGAAGCGGTAATCGCCCGACTGGATGCTGACTTTGTCAATCCGGCAAAAGCAGAAGTCGCTAATGTGTCTCCGGCCTCTATCACCAATGGCGCGCAGCAAATTCCAAGTGCAGGCAACCCTGACACCGACAGCACTAACGCATTTCAGGTGTTTATCGATGCGGGTCTGCAACCGACCGGTGGCGTATGGCTGATGTCAAGCACTACAGCGCTGGCGCTGTCAAAACGTAAAAATGCGCTGGGCCAGAGAGAGTATCCGGACATGACCATGTTTGGCGGTACTTTCGAAGGTCTGCCAGCCATCGTCTCTCAGTATGTAGGTAATCTTCTGGTGCTGGTTAACGCGCCGGATATCTACCTGGCAGATGATGGTGGCGTTGCGGTTGATATGTCCCGTGAGGCATCTCTTGAAATGGAGAGCGAACCTATCGCTCATCGGCGGTCCGGTTGGTGCGGCGATGCTTGCCGGTTCCGCGCTGCTTTATTTCCATGAGCAGGCAAAACAGGCGCGTCAGTCTGCACTCGATCTCAAAGGTGCTGTGGTTGAAACTACTGCCGCACTGATGCAGCTTTCGGACAAGCAGCTTTCCGTGAAGCAGCTCGACCTGCAGGACCAGTATGAAAATCAGGTCACGCAGAGAAACCAGCTGATTAAGGAAATTCAGGACGCTGACAGCCGTATGGACAGCCTGAAGGGGTTTGATCCCTTCGGTCAGCTTGCCGGTGTTGAGAAAGGGAAGACCCGCGCAGAAGCCGACCTTGAGTCCGTAAACGTCGGTCTGAAAACGCTTAAAGACAATATGGAGAACGTCGACAAAGCGCGGTTCCTGGTGAAAACGGGCATTGCTGATTCTGCTAAAAACCTCAAAAGCGATGTGCAGGCTGCAACAGCTGCAGCAGCTGAGGCCGGTAAAGTCGCATCGCCGTGGGGCGGAGAGGACCCGGCTAAGGCTGACAAGAAAGGCGCTCAGGCGCTGAAGCAGTTTACTGCGCTGCGTAACGAGATTGAGCAGGCGCACGCCTCAAGCCTGGAAAAAATCAACCTTCAGGAAAAGGTATCGCAGGAAAAAATTCTGAAGGATGCCAAAGCTGCTGGTGTGAGTCAGGCGGAGGTGCAGCGCGTACTGACCCTGAATGCGGCTAATTATCAGCGCCAGCGTCAGGAACTGGCCGAGCAGTACTCACCGGCTAAAGCCATTATCCGTCAGGAGTCCGAAGCCAGCCGCAACCTGAAAGAGCTGTATGACGCCCGCCTGGTCACTGAGCAGGAGTACCAGTCAGCCCGCATTACGCTGGCAAACGATTCTGCTCAGAAGATGATTCAGGCGCAGGCCAGCCAGGCTGCCGCGCCAAAGCTCAACATAGCCGGAGAAGTTGATCCGGTTGCGCAGCTTCAGAATCAGCTGGTGCAGCAGCAGAGCCTTTATACCGCTTACTATGAAAATAGCAGGCTGAATAAGGATCAGTATGAAGCGCTGATGCAGAAGTCATCACGCGATTCGGCAGACGCTCAGTATCAGGCTGCGCTCAATCTGTATGCCGGGCAGAGCACACTGAATAAAGGGATCGTGAGCCTGGCGGAAACGGCGGCGGAGAGAACGACTAACTCCCTGACCGGTTTGCTTACCGGCACGCAGTCTTTCCGGGAAAGCATTTCAAATCTGTTTGCCTCGCTGGCGCAGAGCGTTATCAAAAGCCTGATTGAAATGACCGCGCAGGCACTGCTGACTAAAACAGTGCTGTCATCCTTTATGAGTTTTGGCGGTGCTGCAGTCGGCGCTGCCGGAGCAGCGGGAGCGGGAGCGGGTGCCGCTGCTTCTGCCGGGAGTACCGGTGCAATAGGAATGAGTACCAGCTTTCAGGCATACGATGGCGGCGGATTCACCGGGACCGGTGGCAAATATGACCCGGCTGGTGTGGTTCACAAGGGTGAGTTCGTCTTTACCAAAGAGGCCACCGAGCGTATTGGCGTTGAAAATCTTTACGGGATGATGCGCGGATACGCCAGCGGCGGGCTGGTCGACACTCCCACGGAGCGACCCGCTGCGCTGCCCGCCAGTGGCCGCACGGGTGGCAATACCATTATTCAGGTAGATGCCCCGGTAACGATCATGCAGGAAAGCGGGGCCGGTGACGCATCCGCTACGGGAACCTCGGCGGCAGCCTCACAGCTCAAATCTATCGTTCAGCAGACGATAACGGACAGGCTGAAGAAGGAAATCTCACCGGGCGGAATTCTTTATAGCGGTCGGAGCTGATTATGGCGACAGATACATTTACCTGGGCGACGCGCATACAGGCGAGCGAACAGCTCAGCGTTTCCACCATTCAGGCGCAGTACGGCGATGGTTACAAACAGGTTGCTGGGAAAGGGATCAACGATGCTGCTGAAAGCTGGTCGCTGAGCTGTAACGGTCAGGTCCCCGTTATGGCGTCTGTCCGGGCGTTCCTGAAAACCCACGTCACCACCTCATTCTGGTGGACAAATCCATGGGGCGAGAAAAAAATGTATCGGGTGAAAGCAGATTCGATTAATCCGAAGTTTATCAACGGCGGATTTGCCGAGATCAGTTTTACCTTCGAACAGGCTTTCGCACCGTGACATGTCACGACAGCAACAGGGCGCTTATGCGCCCTTTTTTATTGGGTGAAAAATGAGCTTCAATCAGGACATTCAGGCGCTGGAGCCGGGGAGTCTGGTCCAGCTGATTGAGATTGACGGTACAGCTTTCGGGCTTGATACCGTGCTGCGCTTTCATGCGTATAACCTGCCGACCGAAGGCTGGCAGTCTTTTGCAGCGGAAAACCTGCCATCAATCATCTGGCAGGGCAATGAGTACGATCCGCACCCGTATGAGTTGACCGGCATGGAGATGAGCAGCACAGGGTCACAGCCGACGCCAAAGCTTTCAGTCGGCAACGTAGGCAACTATGTCACGGCGCTCTGCCTGCAGTTTGACGACATGGTGAAGGCGAAGGTGCGTATCCACACCACGCTGGCAAAGTATCTCGATGCGGCAAACTGGACGGCGGGCAACCCGAACGCTAATCCGCAGGAGGAACGCGTTCAACTGTTCTACGTGAACGCTAAAACGTCTGAAACGCGCACCCAGGTGGATTTTGAACTCTGTTCACCGTTTGACATTCAGAGCCTGCAACTGCCATCGCGCCAGATTACGCCGGTATGCACCTGGTGCATGCGTGGCTGGTATCGCACCGGCACCGGATGTGATTACGCGGGCAACCGGTACTTTGCGAAAGATGGCACGCCCACGAATGACCCGTCTAAAGATGTTTGTGGGGGCCGCCTGGCTGACTGTAAGGCCCGGTTTGGTGAAGACCAGCCGCTGCCATTCGGCGGGTTCCCGGCTGCAAACCTTCAGGGCAAATAACTATGCGTAAAAAAATTCTTGAGGCGATACGTGAACACGTCGCTGCTGAATACCCGAAAGAGGCCTGCGGTCTGGTCATTCAGTCTGGCCGGACCCAGACCTACGTCCCCTGCAGGAATATCGCTGAATCGCCGACTGAGCATTTCACGCTGTCGCCGGAGGATAAGCGGGCAGCGGAAGCGCAGGGTGACATTCTGATGGTCATCCATTCTCACCCGGACGTGCCGCAGCTTATCCCGTCAGAACGTGATCGGGTTCAGTGCGACTTTTCCGGCGTGGAGTGGGGGATCATGTCGTGGCCGGATGGCGACTTCTGCACTATCAGCCCGCGTACCGACCGCGACTATACAGGCCGCCCCTGGCTGATTGGCGGTAATGACTGCTGGACACTCATCATGGACTACTACCAGCGTGAGCACGGCATCATCCTGAAAAACTGGTCTGTTGATTATGAGTGGTGGGTGGACGGCAAAGAAAACCTGTATGACGACAACTGGCAGTCGGAGGGGTTTGTGGAGATTGAACCAGCGGAAATGCGTGAGGGCGACATGATCATGATGCGCATCAGCGCCCCGGTAACGAACCACGCCGCAATCTATCTGGGCAACAATATCATTCTTCATCATAACGCCGGGAGCCTGTCTACGCGGGTGCCTTATGGCGAATACTGGCGTAACCGTACCGTGCGCATCGTGCGCCGAAAGGAGCTGATGGATGCTTAAAACCATGCGACTTAAAGGCCGGATGGCAAAAATGTTTGGTCAGGTGCACCAGTTTCACGTCGGCGATTTGCGGGAGCTGCTGCGTGCGATGTGCTCACAGGTGCCGGGGTTCAAAAAGTATGTGTCGAATGCGCATCTTAACGGTGTTCGCTTTGCCTTCTTCAGCGGCAAAGACAACATTGGCCTGCAGGAATTTGATATGTCTTCAGCCGCGACTGAGTTTGAAATGGAGCCGGTTCTGGAGGGTTCGAAGCGGGGCGGCACGCTGCAGATCATCATCGGGGCCGTTGCGATTGTGGCCGCGTTCTTCACAGCGGGTGCGTCACTGGCTGCATATGGTGCTGCTATCGGTACCACGACCGCAGTTGGCCTGGCTACTACAGCACTGACCAGTATCGGTATCAGCATGCTGCTGGGCGGTGTCGTACAGATGCTGACGCCGCAACCCAAGCTCAACGTGGGTGCGTCATCCAGCACGGACAATAAGCCGAACTATGCGTTCGGTGCGCCGGTGAATACCGTTGCCATGGGGTATCCGGTTCCGGTTCTTTACGGGACGCGTGAAGTTGGCGGTGCGATCATCAGCGCAGGTAGCTTTACCAGCGATCAGCAGTAGCCAAACACAGTTAATTCAACAGGCCACCTTCGGGTGGCTTTTTTATGGGTGAAATATGCGACTTCTCGAAGGTGCCGTGATTCAGGGCAGTAAGGGTGGCGGCGGTGGCAGCGCTCATACTCCAGTTGAACAGCCAGACGATCTGCTGTCTATCGCAAAATTAAAAATGCTGCTGGCTATCTCAGAGGGTGAGATTCAGGGGGATTTAACCGCTCAGCAGATTTACCTGAACGATACCCAACTGGCGAACGAAGACGGCACCTACAACTTCACCGGCGTAGTATGGGACTGGCGTAAAGGTACGCAGGACCAGACCTATATTCAGGGCATGCCTGAAGTCGATAATGAGCTTTCTGTTGGTGTTACAGTAACTCAGGCTATTGCCTGGACCCGCCAGTTTTCCAATCTGACCCTTGATGCCATTCGCATTAAGCTGAGCCTGCCGGTGCAGTATCAGTACAAAGATAACGGTGACATGGTTGGTACCGTAACGCAGTATGCCATTGACCTGTCAACTGACGGCGGTTCATGGGTCACGGTGGTGGACGGAAGGTTTGACGGTAAAACCACGTCTGAATATCAGCGCGATCATCGCATCGACTTACCTAAAGCCACGTCCGGCTGGTCAGTCCGGGTGCGCCGCATTACCGCAGATTCCTCATCCTCAAAGCTGATTAACGCTTTCAAAGTATTTTCGTTCGCTGAGGTCATCGACAGCAAACTGCGCTACTCCAATACCGCGCTGCTGTATATCGAGGTTGATGCCAGTCAGTTCAGCGGTCAGGCACCTAAAGTAACGTGCAAGCCAAAAGGGCGGCTGGTTCGCGTTCCGACAACTTATGACCCGGTATCACGCACCTATGCCGGTACGTGGCAGGGTGATTTTAAATATGCCTACACCGATAACCCGGCATGGATTTTCTATGATCTGGTGCTGGATAAAATCTTTGGTATGGGGACGCGTGTCGATGCCACCATGATCGACAAGTGGGAACTCTACAGCATCGCACAGTACTGCGATCAGATGGTGCCTGACGGTGCTGGCGGCACGGAGCCGCGCTTTACCTGTAACGTCTTCATCCAGAGCCAGCAGGATGCTTATACGGTTCTGAAAGACATTGCGGCGATATTCCGTGGTATCACGTTCTGGGGCAACAGCCAGATTTTTGTGAATGCTGACGTGCCGCAGGTTGATTCAGAAGGCAACGTAGACGTTGATTTTGTTTACCATGCCGCGAACGTCATTGATGGTCTGTTCACCTATGCGGGGGGCAGCTATAAAAATCGGTATTCATCGTGCCAGGTAAGCTGGTCCGATCCGATTAATCACTACTCCGACACTGTCGAGGGTGTTTACGATTCTGAACTGGTGCAGCGATATGATGTGCGAGAGATGAGCCTCACGGCCATCGGCTGCACGTCACAGAGCGAGGCGCATCGGCGCGGGCGCTGGGCTATTCTCTCCAATGCCAAAGATGGCACCGTTTCATTTGGCGTCGGCCTGGATGGTTATATTCCGATCCCCGCTGAAATCATCGGTGTGGCTGACCCATTCAGGTCGGGCAAGCAGAATGGCGGCCGTATCAGTTCTGTCAACGGCCTGCGCGTTACTCTTGACCGTCCTGTTGATTACGCAGCCGGTGATCGTCTGGTGGTGAACCTGCCGGACGGTACCGCGCAGACCCGGACGATTGGCAGTATCAGCACTGATAAGAAAACGGTCAGCGTTAACACCTCATTCCGTATCACGCCGGTGGCGGGTGCGGTATGGGCTATCGACAGCAATAATCTGGCAATTCAGTATTTCCGTGTGACCTCCGTGGCCGGGAACGGTGACGGTACGTTTACCATTACCGGCGTGCAACACGACCCGAATAAGTACCGCTACATTGACGATGGCGTGCGCATTGAGCCAGCCCCAATTACGGTTACGCCTATCAGCGTTCTGAAAGCGCCGGCCAACATCAAGATCAGTGAAGTCAGCTTTGTTGAGCAGGGCCTTTCTGTGTCCTCGATGCAGGTTACATGGGATCGTGTTGAGGGTGCAATCAGCTACGTGGCTCAGTGGCGAAAAGACAAAGGCGACTGGGTCAACGTCAGCCAGACCAGCGCACAGGGTTTCAGCATTCAGGGTATCTATACCGGCGTTTATGATGTGCGGGTACGCGGCGTTAACGCGGCGGAGGTTTCCTCCCCGTGGGGTTATGCCGATTCAACCTCTCTCAGTGGCAAAGCAGGTAAGCCAGGCACGCCCGTTAACCTGAAAGCAACGGATAACGTGGTGTGGGCGATTGATGTGACGTGGGCCTTTCCGGATGGATCAGGCGATACCTCATATACAGAAATTCAGGTGGCCACTACGCCGGACGGACAGAATCCACAGTTTCTTGCCTATGTTCCTTATCCCGGCGTCAGCTATCAGCACGGCCCTATGCCCGCTGGTGTTCGTCGCTGGTATCGCGCCCGGCTGGTGGACCGTATCGGCAATACAGGCGACTGGACGACGTATGTTGAAGGCGCAAGCAGCGTAGATGCAACCGCGTTACTGGGCGACATTACCGAACAGGTTCTTAAAACTGATGCCGGTAAGCAGCTCATAGCCAAAGTTGATACCAACATCGATGCCATGCTTCAGAACGCGCTCAACCTCGACGCAACAGTTGATCACCAGATGGCTGAGTCTGGTAAAAACCGTGCTGATATCCTGACGGTCAAACAAACAATCGCCACAAACGATCAGGCTTATGCGCAGAAGTTTGAACAGGTGCAGGCCACAGTTGACCAGAATACTGCCGCAGTTCAGCAGACATCTACCGCGCTGGCCGATACCAACGGCAAGCTGTCAGCGCAGTACTCTGTCAAAGTGGCCGTGGATAGCAACGGGCGACAGTACGCTGCGGGGATGGGGATTGGAGTTGAAAACACACCTGCAGGCATGCAGACACAAGTTCTTTTCCTTGCTGATCGATTTGCTGTGATGTCTCAGGTAGGTGCTACACCGAAAACTTTCTTTGCTATTCAGAACGGCCAAACGATCATCAATCAGGCGTTTATCGGTGACGCGACTATTACGAGTGCAATGATTGCCGCCTATATCGAGTCCACAAACTACGTTGCGGGCGCTACGGGGTGGAGGCTCAGTAAAGACGGAACCTTTGAGAACAACGGCTATGAGCCTGGCAACGGACGAATGGTACAAACGAATAACCAGATTAGCGTTTACGACAGAAATGGAGTATTGCGCGTCAGAATGGGGAAACTCAGCTAATGGCATATGGCTTCGGAACATGGGATGCCAGCGGCCTCGATAATAATACCGGGCTCGTTAAGATAAACGCGCTCGGCGTTATGCCTATTGACGCCACCAGTAATTACAATCAGGCATTCTCATTACCTGCCGGTTATTCCCTTGATTACCTTTTTCAGGCCAGCGGCGACAGGAGCGGTAATGGCAGAAAGAAGATATATGTCAGCGGTTCAAACATTGTAGTAGGTCAGGTATCAGGTTCGGATTACTCGGCTGGAACCTTTCCCAACGTTCCGGGCAATATATTGGTGTTCGTGAGGTAATATGTCCTACGGAGCAATGCTCACAGACTCAGCAGGCGTGCCATTTCATATTGGCGATACAATGCCATTAACCCTTCTTGAAAAGCGCGTGCTTAGTGTACCTGCGTCGTCAGGGACTGGTACCGTTATAAATTTATTTAACAATGACGGGGTCATAAGGTTTATTTTTGTTAACAGCAATGGTGCCCAGGGAAACGCCCAAAGCACGTGTGAAACGCTGGAGTTATCTGGGGGGGTTTGGAGCTTACGATGCGCTGGCGCGACAAGAACAGTCAACGTTTATATTTTCGGCTATCAATTTCAGCCCATTCCTGCATGGGGAATTCAGATAAATGACCCGCAGGGCCGATGCATTCTGACAAATGAAACCAAGGTGTTACGTGATGTCCAGAAACTGGGAGATGAAGGATCTGACGCAGGGTCTGGATTCACCGCCAACTTTACCCTTAATGGAGAGTGGGCTGTAGCACCAGCATATACTGGAAGCTATGTTGGCACAGTAAGCCAGGGCGGGCAGGTTTATCCAGTAGTGGCTCAGTATGCAAGCAGTGCAAGGTTTAACGGTAGCACGACGCAAATCACCAGCGGTTATATAGGCAACCTTAATGCTGGAGGCGGGGGGACCGGCACTCTTACCAACTACAGAAACAGGCTGGTAGCTGTAAATGTTCAAAGGTATTAAGATTTTCGATCTTCATGATTGATAAATAAAGTTGATGATATTTTATGGTGCAGGTATAAGGGAATGAAACAGCCAAGGACGATGAAATGAAAAATACACTCTTAGTGGTAGCTGTAATGTTACTCGCCGGATGCCAGACGCTTCCTCATGTAAAATGCTATGCAACCGCCAGAATTGGCGGGCAGGATGTAGCGGTGCCTATCTATGGTGTTAAGACGGAAGCAAACCAGACTAAGTATTACGCGGGAAATCCTTTTGGATGGAAGTGGGTTTCTAAATCAAACTTCGACGAGAGCACTTGCGAAAAATAGTTAATAACTCAAATCAATGAACCCGGCCCCGCGCCGGGTTTTTTATTGCCCGGAGAAAGCTATGCCAGCAGGCACTATTGCACTAACCAATAACTCTACGACTGTTATCGGTACAGGTACTAATTTCACATCAGAGTTGAAGGCTAACGATTTCCTGGTAGCAATTGTTGGCGGCGTGACTTATACGCTCGGCGTGCAGTCAGTTAATTCGGCCACAGGCCTCACGCTGATCACTGCTTACAATGGACCTACAGCAACAGGTGTGGCGTGGACAGCCGTGCCTAATGCGGCGCTGGTTGGGATTACGGCTCAGGTTGCGGCTGACGTTGCCAAAGCCATTCGCGGGCTCAACCTTGATAAAGCTAACTGGCAGCAGGTCTACAGCGGCAGCGGTAATATCACCATTAACCTGCCTGATGGTAGCCAGTATAGCGGGCCATCATGGAATGCCGTCGCTAACTCCGTCACAGGTAAGATGGATAAAGCGAAAAACCTGGAGGACCTGACAGATAAATCTGCCGCTCGCACAAACCTTGGTTTTGTCGATGAGGTGCTTCCGGTCTCTTTGGGTGGTACTGGAGGTAATAATCAGTCAGCTGCCAGGTCAGGTCTGGGGCTTAAATCGGGCGCTACTACTGATGTTATAGGAAGTAGTGGTACAGCCTCAGCTGTTAACAAAGTGCCATTGATCGGGTCAACATATACCGTCACAAGCGGTGTGAGAGCATTCACATTTGCTTCAAACAACACACCTGCTTTTTCTGCTGCCAATGATGGGCAGTGGACACCACCGCTGGTGATCAGCAATGGTCAAAATAATTCAGCGGCCGCTGCAATGGTATTTATCAGAGACGGTAATTTCGCAAACTATTTTGGGCTCGACGCAGATAATCAATGGGCGCACGGGGGGTGGTCCACGCCGGGGGCTCGCTATCGATTCTGGTCAGAAAGAATTACTACAGTTGACGGTAACGGCTTTATCAAGCGAGCGTCGCCGATAGTGCGCGTTGCAGAGACGGGCGAGACCATGCCGGAAAATTTTGGTGAGGGTAACTTCATCGTCGGTGATTTATGTGCTGTGAACGACGAAGCGGAAGGGGTGACTGTAACCAAAACTGATACTGGAATTTACGAAATCGCAGGCACAAATGGACCGTATCCAGAGGGATGGACAATTGAAATTCCACAGGATGAGAACGGTAATCGTCTTTGCTTTGCTTCTGTGACTTATGAAAGCAAAAAGCTAATATTGAAGATTAATAAACGTAAGTTTGACATTGATACTGCAATGACAGTTGCTGGTGATCCAATGGATATTCCTGCAGGTCGCTGGGTCGATCTGAGGGTTTCTATGCCTGAGTACTCAGTATTCAACCAAAAGGCTGTTGCTGCAAAAGAAAGCTTGGGCAAACAGCTCGAAGGAGAACTAAAGGCTCAAGTAGAGATTGAAAATCCAGAATCTTCAGGTTCGTAAAAAAGCCCCGGCGACGGGGCAGACATGTACCGCGCCCATCTCAGTAGACTGCGGGGTTGGTCTGGTAAGCGTAGGTCAGCAGCTGAACAGGAGCCAAGCGGCAGACACAAAAAAGCCCGCACAGAGCGGGCTGAAGTTTTGCTGTGTTTCATCTTTTTGTTGTTGTCCGTCAGCTTACAGCCTCAGGTGAACATATTATCGGCAAATCCACAGCACACATGATGGTACAGACACTAAAAACCCGGCACGGTGGCCGGGATGATGATTAGAGCTTACTTACCATTCTATCCACTGCATCTAAGCATGACTGCTTATAAGGGCCGTTAACTTTTACCCTACGGTTCATTACTCGAACGCTGCCTGTTGGTAAGGTCGAGAAAGGGCAACCCTTAGCAAATGCTACGACTCCTGTGGTCTGGAAATCTTTAATGTTAACTACACCATCCTCTACCTGAGCGAAATCGAATATTTCCGGATTACTTATAAGCAATTGCTGGACGTCGTTATCAATGGAGTTAAGTACGGCAGCGTAGGCAGAGGCTGGACCCATGTACTGAGTGAGTCTGTTTTTAGCAATCATGTGCACTTTTGGGAGAGGCCTGTCCACAGCATTTAACTTATTCGCAAAAGCATACGAGGCATAAATATCTGATGGAAGCTTTAGCCCATATATCAAAGAGAATGCATTCTGTATTGCCCTGCGTGAAGAATCATCAGCCATTACCGGCAAAATGAGCTTATCCACAGCTGCAAGAGCAATTTGTGTGTAGATTGAGAAACTAGGGTTGCAGTCGATGAACAACACGTCGTACTCGCCATCAAGTCCGTCCACAAGATTGTTTATCCAGTCTATGATGCTAACCCACGCATTTGTCCCTGGAATTTGCTGATTTGCCAGTGTATTTATGGCGTTAGCCTGAAGCTCAAGAAGTGGATCCCCGCACACTAACGAAATGTTGGCAGGTATATTTTCATTGAATGTTCTGGGGTGAGTCAGATAGTCATGTGAGTCGAATGCTGGCTTCTGATACGGAGTTGGAAGGCGCATCTGGAAGTAACCACCTAGCGTGCACCGATTATTTATATCGTGCCGAGTGAGCAAGTTTACGCTGCCATTGCCAACTAGACCGCCGAGGAATAGTTCCGATAAATTTGCCTGCGGACAAACGTCCATGACCAATACGCGCTCAAGAGGTCGGGTTTCGGCATAACGACATATTGCTTGGAAGGAGAGGCTAGTTTTACCCGTGCCGCCCTTATTATTCCATATAGCATATTTTTTCATATCACACTCTCGGTTAACGATGTCACTGCTGGTAGTTGGTTTACCAATGATTACATCGTTAACCATTCAGGTCAATCTATAATGGTAACCTGTTTACCACAAGTGACATCGTTAACTAGTTGAAAACCGCCGCCCTGCATGATTTGCTGAGCATGTTTTTCATTACTCATACTAAAACCCATTCCAAATCAAACCCTTTACAAATCTCTCCACCGCTCCGCCTTGATCAAATCTACCGATCGATATTACTGTTTATCCATACAGTATTTATCAGAGGAGGCAAAATTATGCCGCGCGATTATGAAATTAAACATGCATTTATGAACGCTATGAGGCGAGAGCCGGGGCAAGGCGTTATTGTAACTACTCAGGAGTTTGTCCATCAGCTGGAGTTGCTTAACTGGCATTTCAGCCTGCGTGAGGCTAACCAGTGGATAAAGACAAATACGGTGACGTTCCGCGATGCATCAACGCAGGAGGGTGAGGCTAAGACCTACCGTCAGTTCAACCCGAACGGGGGTATCTGACATGGGATTTCCTTCACCGGCCAATGATTACATTGAGCAGCGCCTTAACCTGAATAACATCCTGATGCCGAACCCGGCCAACATGATTCGTGTTGATACACCAGAAGGATTCGTGCTTGTTGATCGCTCGTTAGCTGCTAAGCCTGGCGACACTGTCGCGTTCCAGTTTGATGACCACCCACAGATTGGGAAATTGTTCAGTTCAGGGGTTATTACTCAGGACGGTGAAACGATTGACGGAGAAGGGCTGGAAGGAATTGTCGTGCTAGGGAAGGTGACTGCTGAGGTTTTAACGGTTTATGAGCCATACAGGCCGATAATCTGAGGGTAAAATTAGATATGCGGTAAAAAGCAGTTCTAAAAACTGCTTTTTACTCAGAAGCAGGCACCACGACATCATCTAAGCTTGCAGTTCCCCTGCACAGAGCATGGAATTTACGGGCATCCATACCAGCTTGCCTCGCCATAGATTTAATCAAATCCCTTGAAAAGGGAGCATGGTGTTTATCTACGGTGACAACCCATTTTGTATTGTCACCGTATTTTATCCATTGCTCGTGGGACGTGCCTGTTTTGGGCTTCATTTCAAAGCCCAGCGCCTTTAAACCGGCTATGACTTCGCTGTATTTGAGGGGTGTTAACTTTTTAGCGAAGAGCATCAATGCAACCTCTAAACAGCAGCGTTACAAGGTTCATTGAAGAGAGTGGCCTGATCCTGCTTACGGAAAAACATGATCGCAGCGATGTACCAATATTTTAACCATAAGGAAACTGGTGCCTTACGGTTTAGCAAAAGTTGTCTTGCGTACTTCGGTTCGGCTTTTGCTTCTTCAATCAAAGCTTCCATATGCTCTTCAAGCTTAACTTTCGCTTCTTCAAGAGTGTCGCCCTGCGCCGCTAAAGACCAATCAAGACAAATGGCAACGAATACGCCATCCTGCCTGTAAGCCATGCAACGTAAAGTTTTCATCTCTAATCTCCTTTCTGACCCACATGTGGGAGTCGGACCGCAATTGTACCGGAACGAAACAACTACGCAAGCGTCTGAACATCAAATGCGACAATTCGCAAAAGCTTCGGTACCTTTAATGTGGGTACCGAGATACATATCGGCGCGCTTCCTTAAAACATTAGCTCAAAATTTCCTGCAAAGCTCAATCCAGCCAGCCATTTGGAAATAATAATTATTATGGAGGATTTTATGTGTACAAGATTGGGTACAATTTTATTGGGATTTATTGAAATAATTTCAGTAAAAAGAGTTAATTATTCCTTTTGGTATCTTAGTCCATTTAACTAAGAGGACAGCGGCGCGCAGTATAGCGCAAACAGGCCGTGAGATTCACTACGTCGCCGTCCGTTTGCTCATTCCGCCAGCAATTCCGGTTTTCTGCACGCGCTAACGTTACGTGCAGAAAGCGGAAACAGCTGTACTGAAGTCCGGGATGTCATCCAGACTGAAGCGGCACCCCGACTCTTAAATCTTCACTCCCTCTTTACAGCAGCCACTTCCAGTAAACGTTTTTCAGACGCCCGCCTGGCAAATCGCCTTCAGCAAACAGACCAGAAAGGCAGACAGAGCGGTTCAATCTGCTCTGCCTGCCCTGGATTTACTCAGCCTTTTCCTGCTCTTCGCGCTGGCGACGTTTCTCCTGCTTCTTCTTCTCAGCCTTGGCTTTAGCCACGGCCGCTTCGCTCATGTCGTTGCGGATCTGCGCGTGGCTGATCAGGGCAAAAATCAGCGTGCCGCCGGTAATGTTGCCGAGCAGCGTCGGCAGGGCAAACGGCCAGAAGAATTCATACCAGCTGATGCTGCCATTAAAGACCAGATAGAGCACTTCCACCGATCCCACCACGATATGCGCCAGATCACCCAGCGCAACCAGCCAGGTCATCATCACAATCACCAGCAGTTTGGCACCCCCCGCCGAGGGGAACATCCAGACCATGGTGGCGATAATCCAGCCGGAGATCACTGCATTGGCAAACATCTCGCCGGGCGTATTTTCCATCACCTTCATACTGATGTTGGTAAACGCCTGACGGGTAGCTTCGTCAAATATCGGCATCTCATTAAACGCCAGCGCACCCAGTGCCGTCCCGATCAGGTTACCCAGCAAGACGATGCCCCATAAACGTAATAGCAGGGCGCCATTACTCCAGGTCGGTTTGTGCATCACCGGCAGGACTGCCGTGACGGTATTTTCGGTAAACAGCTGCTGACGCGCCATGATGACGATAACAAAACCAAAGGTATAACCCAGGTTTTCAAGCAGAAACGCCCCTGGTACGCCATCCAGATGCACCTGAAATATCCCCTTCGCCATCAGCGAGGCGCCCATGGATAAGCCCGCCGCAATGGCTGACCAGAGCAGCGCCATACCATCGCGCTCCAGCTCCTTCTCCCCATCCTGGCGGATCTCTTCATGGATGGCGGCGGCGCGGGAGGGTAAAGCCTCCTCATCGACTTCGATGTCAGTGCCCTTATCCTTCTCTTCACTCTCGACGTCGTTAGGACCCTGTTCATTACCTGATGAAGGCTTCAT